ATGGCTATGGAGTGGAGAAATCAGAGAAATAAAGGTTATGTCAAGAACACTACGAAAGGATTAGCTGGCTGGCTGAATGTAGAAGGTATTCACTTTGATGTAAATGCTACTTTTTGGAAAGATGATAAGGGAAAACCATTTATATGTGTGCAAAGAGCCATAGAGAAGGTGTTTGATGAAAAGACTTGTACATTCAATGACATTAAACCTCGACCATTTATAGAATGCAATGCTTTTTATACGGGAAAACCTTTCCCAAACGTTTCATATAAGGGATATTTTTACCTTGCATCCTTTCGGTTTGAACTACTTGCAAGCTGGGAAACAAAAGAGATGAAATCCTTATGTATGATTGTAAGCAGAACTACTGAACAACCCTTGATAAAGAGAATTAACCAGATAATGAAAGAGAAAAACCATGAATTGCCAAAAACTTAAAAACGATTTTATCAATATGAAAGACAAGACACTCAAAGAAGTGTGTGACATTCTTAGGAAATATGATATGAATTGGGAAATTTCATTGTCATATTTTGTCGCCAGCCTATTCGGTGTAGATAGGGCTGATATGCTTTCTAAAGACAGAAGTAAAGATATAGTTTATGCAAGATGGTTCTATTGGTATGTATTAAGAGAAGTCTGTAAAAAAGACTATGAAACAATAGCACAAGAAGTATCTATTGATGATGCTATATTTGTTACAAGTAGTATATACCAAGGAATATCAAACATGCAGGAACTTATATCATCCAACAGCTTTTACCGAGATAAATGGATGATAGTTAAAAGTATGGTAAGCTTGAAGAAGCCTACTTGAATTTTCAAATGCAAAGTTGTGGTGGGTTATTTGCCCACCATTTCTTTTTCCTTTGACAAGATATTCTCTATATTCTCCTCAGTAAATCCAAAGATAGCTGCGAAGCGTTTAAACTCGTCCATGCGTGACTTAGGTATCATTCTATACATGGAATTAATCGGTTTCTCACTTTTCATGGCTTTCATTGCCTTCAAAATCTCTTTTCTTTTCATTTCTTTTATTTTTACAACAATCACAGTCACATAAGAAAATCTTAGCTATGTCCCATGTTCTATCTACCAAATCTTGACCTAAATACTGTACTTCTTCCCCTTCTAATGGAATACCGTAGAATTGGCAGATATGAACGGCACAATGTCCCAATTCATGGTGATATGATTTAAGAAACTCTTTTTCAGAGTTGGTTATACTAATTACAATAACAGATGTCCTACTGATGTAGTCACTGAATGTAAGCCCAGTATTTACGCTGCAAGAGGACAAGTTGTCATAAGCAATATCATAACTTTTACTGCCACATTTCAACTTATCCATTGCATCCAAGACTTCATCCAAATAATCACAACTGTAGTCCAAGAACAGCAATATATGCCAATCATATTTTTCGATATAAAGCTCTTGTCGTTTCATAAAAGGAATATTTAGAGCATATCCTTCCAATTAATTACTTTTCCCATACCCATCATGTCTGCGAAGAAATGACGGAAAGCTTTCTCCGTTGTAGGATAATCTGGGTCATCAATATAATCGCGGATAAAGGCTGCAAGGTATTGCTCATTTGGAATACTTTTCCCAAAGTAATCAGCCTTTGCCATATTTGCAACATACACACAATTATAACCATTATCCTTTTCAAGAGTAATGTTATACTTTTTAAGCATGGCTGTAACTTGGTCTTTAGTAATAGGCGTTATCTTACCTTCTTTAGTCTTCATCATAGAAATTGCCCAATCGCACATTTTCTCACTGAAATTAAAGCCATAGTTTTGAAGATACGTCCGCATTTCTTCTGGTATATTGTCATATACATCAAATGAAGTATTTCCCATTTTACTGAATATTTATTTGTTAAACAAAAGGGGAGAATAATCTCCTCCCCTCTACTACATTATCAACGACGGCGACGGCGACCTCTACGCTCGCTCATACGGTCTTCCCGGTCATAATCACGGTCGTAGTCTCTATCGTACTCGCGTCCGTAATCTTCACGACGTTCACCCATTTCTTCCATTTCGTCCAAAAGGGTTTCAAAGTCTTCCTTCAAGCACTTCATGCTCTCTTTGAAGTTATCGTAGGCATCTTTGACACCACCACGACCTCTTTGAGAAATTTCTATCATTCCCATACTATTTACGTTTTAGATGTTGTTTTACTGTTTCTGTTAGAACTATTCAGTTCTTGAAGCAGGGACTTGATATCATTCAAATCACCCTTTAAAGATTTAACTTCCGATTCTAAAGAACCGATTTTCTCTTCCTGCTGTTTCTCTTTGGCAAACTGAGGATTGAGTTGTTTCAATATATTATCGCAGCTTTCTATTACAGATTGGTGATAATCTCTGCTTTCCACTATCTGACGGCTGGTCTGAATCATATTCTCAACCTCTGAAAGAATTGCTTCCTTCTTGTCCGATACAATAGCATTAGGATAGGTAAATACCTCCACATTTGTAGGAAGCTTCTGAAATTCCATAACCTCTTCACCAGCCTTAATCTTCGCATCTATAACTGTTTCCTGCTGTGCTCCAAAAGGTACAGAAGGATTATAGGTAGGATATTTAGGCATAGGATTAGATACGGATTCAACCGTTCCTATCTTCAATATTGGTTTCTCACCTTTGATAAGAATATAGCAAATATTCCCTTGCTTTAATGAACCAAACATAGTCTAAACTTTTAATTGTTACTTACTCTTTGCCGATGAAGCAGATGCAGACTGATTAGGTACTGCCGCTTCTGCCGGACTGTTGATTGCCGTTACTCCCATAAGTCTGAATATTCCACAGCATTTGTCAATATAGACCCAATGTTCGGTAGTATATCCTGCTTGAACTTGTGGTGCTGGTGCGGCTGTACCTTGTGGAACAGTTACATCGTGACCTTGAACTTGCGTAGACTTATTGTCAATAACTGGAATTTTAGTCGTTCCCACATTGCTATTCTCTGAAACTACTGTACTGTTTCGGTTTGCCATCGGAACAACTACATTAACGGGTAATGTAGCTCCTGCTGTACTAACCGGGTGACGAACTTTCCAAAGAACTACTGTACGGTTTGGAAGGGCACGCCAGATACATGGGTTAATTCCATAATCTACTGTAGGAGTAGCTTCATCTGTAGTTTCTACATATCCCGAAGTTTCAATTACGGGAATGCCTGCAACGTCTATTTTGGGTACAATTACCCTTCTCGCTACGGAAACACCATTGTTAAAATAGGTAGTCATATTCCTTTATTTTAAGAGTTAATATTATAGGGGACACAAAGCCCCCTATGGATTATTAGCAACCGCAGCCACAGCCTTCGCCTGCCGCATAACCAGTAGCATAGGCGTTCACAAACGGATAGCCATAGCAGCAATTTGGATTGGGCACTACATAGCTTGGAATTGGTGCAGGAGTGCGAAGCTGATTTACGATATTAGCTGTTTGTGCTTGCTGTGATGCACTAAGCTCCAATGCCGATTTCTCAGCACGTAACGTATCAATCTTATTCTGCATTTCGCGCATTTCAAGCTGACAGAACTTATCATTGATAATCTGAGTTTGAGCGTCAATCTTAGCACCCAGAATATTGAACTGAGTATTAGCATTAGACTTCAAATCATCTGTCTGGTTGATTGTAGCAATGCGGTTTTCGTAACCCTGCTGTTGGATTGCTCCCTTCACATCGCAGCAGCACTGTGCCATTTGGTTAGCTATCTGACAGTTACCAGCTTGGATTGAGTTGATAATCTGTTGTGAGGACATACCTACTTGACAGCCAACTTCTGCAACTTTAGCACTTACACCGTTGATAGCCTGCTGAATCTGACCTACTGAGCAGTTCAAGTTAGTAGCCAGATTGTTAATAGCTTGACCGTTGCCTTGAATTGCGCTCATAAGTAACTCACGACCGTTATCGTTGTTGATAAGACCAGCCAATCCGGGAGCACCAGCACCACCGCCACAGCCGCCATCATTGCCACCCCATCCGTTACGTCCGAACAACGGGAACAAGAAGAACAAGAAGATTATCCACATAAACCATGAACCATCTCCACCAAAACCGTTATTGCCATTCTTACCGTTCATAGCAACCAACAAGTTAGGGTCAATACCTTTCTGCTGCAACAGAGGGGCAAGCATAGCCATCATTCCACTGTTACCACCACCAGCTTCGGGGGTGTACACAACTGTTTTTGATTCCATATATCTTTACTTTTAATTGTTAATTGCCCCAATATTAGGGCTTGACAAATTAACGGTGAAGTTTGTTACTAAAAGAATAGTTTGTATCAAGTTCGGAACTAATCGCCATTTCGGAACACCGCAAACGCTTTTTCTTTAGCTTCCTGATACTGGCAGTTGACATTGTAACGTTTAAGACGGGATTTGAACTTATTCCTAATCTTATTTGTACAAGGACGAGATAAGCCAGTAAGCTCGGCTATCTCATTGTCTGTGTACCATTCTCCCAAGATGCTGACAAGAATATAACGAGCATTCACACATTCCTCCTTCTTTGAGGATATGATTTTCTCTTTGCTAACCTTGCAACAATCACTTACAATGCCGAGTGTTTCTTGATAAAGATTGATAATTCTCATAAGGACTTCTTCTTTTTAGTTTTTGAAACTGTTTCTATCAATTCGTTGGAAAGATTGTGTAGCTTATGTAAAGGAGTATAATCTTCCATTTGGTCTAATATCATAAGACCCCTCAATTTCCTAACTGTTTCTTTCTTCGGTTTTCCCATACAAGTATTGTTTTGGTTTGTGCAAAGTAAGCCCTATTCACGAGGAGAACCGAATGAACTTTACGAAGTCCAAATAAAAAGCCGTAATGTATTGGGACACTACGGCTTACACGAATAACTAATTTATGAAGTAAAAAAACTAAAAGTGGTTGCGTCGGGCATATTCTGCAATTAGAATGCCATCTCTATCTGGGTGTTTAATATTATCAAACTGTGGAAACAAGCGGTTTCCTATATCTAAAGAAGCCTTTTTAAGCTCTTCCCCACTACAGCCTTTGGGAAGAAGTTCTTTTTGCCATTCCTTAGAATCTACAAACATGTGGCGAATACCCATTACTTCAATCATAATAAGTTCTGCCTCATGGCAACGTAACGCTGATGCAGTAGATGCAAAGCGGCTTGGATTTACAAGAGGACGCTCCATCAGAAGCGTAATGTTATTCTTGTTGTATTTGGAAAAAAGTTCCATAAATTTGCTGTAATCCAACCGGGACACTTCTTTCTTTGCTTTTGTATAATCTTGCACCTTCTTGACGGGTGTCTTGACAAAAACGGATTCAATATCATCTCCGACAATACCGATGCTGCCGGAAACGCCATTATCCAAACCAACGTAAATCTTGCTCATATCATTAGATTTTAAATTTCCACAAAGATACAAACTTTTTTTTAACTTCAAAAGAAAAAGCCCCGGATTAACCGAGGCTTCCCCAAATGATATGAAGTTGGTCGCAACACGCACGTCACGTATTACTGTGCAAATATAAGCATATTACTTCTTGCTACCAACGTTTTCATCAACTATTTTAGCATCATCAAACATTGCTGCTACCTTTGAAGCTTTATCCTTGTCAATCAAAGGCTCGTCACCAGTGGTATCTACATATTCCGGAGTATCTGCACTACGGAATACAGCTTGGTCGTCCCGTATGGCATTCTGCATTTCGACTGACAATGGAGCTTTTCGAGATAAGTGCAACTTAATTACAGTCTTCCGGCACATTTCATGGAAATCAGTTACCCATTTTGAACTATCACGCACATTAGCATACTGACTTCTATATGTCTGCGAATAGCGCAGACCGTGAGCTTTCAGTTCCTCTACTGACATATATAATGTGCTCTCAAATCCGTTCAAAAGCTGGAAGTAAGATACATAACCGATAATGGGAAGTTCAGAACGCCTTTTATCGTCTTGTTCAAAATTAAAATCTATTTGACCCGTCAATCGGTTACGATTTACAAGCTCGCCTTCCCTTACGTCTGTATCATTAATACACTTAAACAGTCCACTCCGTAATGCCAACTGCCCATAAGCTCTATACCCAATCTGGAATTGCGCTTCTGTAATACCTAATTTATTGTTCTTATAAGGTATCAGATAAGCACAACCAAAAGCAGGGTCAAGCGGCAAATCGGATGCAGTAGCACGAATAGCACCATACATAAGCGTTGCTGGCTCACATTCCTGCAATTTTGCATTGTTAGCTACTAAAGATACCAAGTTGCTTACAAAAGCATCCTTTTTATCACTCAATACCTTTTTCAAATACTCTTGGGTTGCATTGTGGGATATGTAGCTATTCAGCTTTTGCAATCCCGTTACTTTGTTCTCGCTCATATTCTTTTAAAATTAATTGATATTGTTCTTCTGTAAATTCTTTCCAATCTAAAATCATAACCCTATACCCAGCTTCCTTCTCTATAAGATTACGGTAATACTCCACATTGAAAAAATCATCTTCTTTAGGTAGAAATAAAGAAGCTTGACCTCTACTATGATAATAGACAATGTACCAATAGGAAACGGCAGGAGCATCAATACATGAATATACTACACTGCCAATATAACCTAAAAAGAGAATGCCTAAGACTATCCATACTAACATATTACTGATGGAGTAAAGAAAATGTCCTATGCAAAGCACACCAATTATAGACAATATGATAAAGAGGAGAGAAACTATCTCTTTCCCCACAGCCTTTATAATCTTACTTTTCATCCTTCACCTCCTTAGTCTTAATCAGTACATATCCTTTCTTCTTGACTTCCTTCTGGTATTTAGCAAGCAGTTCGGGATGCTCAGACGCAAACTTTACCTTATCGAATTGCACAGATATGGCTTCATCTACTCTACTAATAGTAAAATATGGGGTCTTTACGCTCTTGATTTCATTCTTGCACAAGAAATCATAGAAACGGGATTTAAACTCTTCTATGCTGTCTTGCTTCTCCTTTATTGAAACAAGGATATTGTTTACTTGCTTCATTTGTTCTTGAACCTCGGCAGGCAAATAATCCCAATCTATTTCCTCACGTTTGTATTCAGTCATTTCGGACACGTACTGGGCGGCAATATCCATACCAGAAGCAATATCAAATACTGGCTTCTTGAATATCACTTTCTTTCTGCTTATCTTATCGGGGTCAAAGGCAAACTGTAGCTGAAATTCGTCCTCAAACATAACAGAAGCATCATAGTGACAAAGTTCAAGCTTGAAATCAGCACCTAACTGCTCTGCCAATTCCTTACCAAGCACATACTCAACATAAAGTTGTTCCTTATAATCTTTATAAGTCTGCTCGATGTCAGTAGTAGTAGCCTTACATTCGACCCATAAGAGCAATGGCTTATCCCTACTCTCGTCAAAAAGAGAGAAATCAATATGCACGAGCAAACCAAGTCTTTCACGCCCGTATTTCTGACTTCTAAAGCATTTATTGCTCTCCCAACGCTCATCTACTTGCACCAAGCTGTCATAAATCATATTTTCTATGAAATCACCGTACTGCATGGCAATATTAGTAATGTTTGGTCTTTCATACAGACCTTTGGCAATGGCAAGACGCTCTACTTGTGCTCTTTGAACACAACCGTTCTTGGCTATAGCGGCAAGAATACGGGCATCTGACCCACCGAGATTCCCAACTCTGGACGATATAATTTCGTCCTTGTAACCATAATTGTTCTCCATATCACTTCATTTTGTTAATAAATTGCATAATATCTTCCCTACTTACGTGACCTCTGCCTTTAGGCTGCAACAGCATATCCGCAAAGAGGTCTGCAACAACATTGTTGATGAAATCGTGAAGTGTACGCTTAGTCACGCACTCCTCCGATTCAGACATCTCAATCTTAGACTTGATTTCTTTAAGAATTTCATTGTTCTCTTCCAGCAAAGCTAAAATTCTATCAATCTTCTCTTCCATTCTCCCATCGGTTAAAATGCTCCAATGCCCTGCTAAGTGTCTGACAACAAAAAGCACTGACACCAAAATCGTTAGCTGTGGGATATAGAACTCTTGCCTCGTAATGAACTGTCTGACCGTTAAGAACTACATCAGTGTCGCTACATTCCCTACGTCTGAATACTTCATACCAACGTACACTCGGATTCTCAATAATCTCAACCATGTAAATGTACGCATTGTTACCTTTGTTAATCTGCTGGAAACGGAAAGGCTTCATACTGCCCTTACCGTTAAATTTTAATTCCAACTCCCTCATAATAATATATGTTCAATTTTATCATTACAGTTATGTTCTAATAATATTTTAGTAAATATATCAGTGGCTTGTTCTAATGTTTCAATTTTAACTCCTTCATTAGTATAGCAAAATAAATCATTAGAATTTACATATATATATTTATGTAATAACTTATGAGCTTTTCTTGATAAAATAAAAACAGACTTCATTAAATTATAATTCCAATGATGGGCTTCCTTATCTTTCATATCATATCCTAAATTCTTTAATCTACGATTAATATTTCGATAAGTTACATTTTTATGATAAAACTTAATATATTTACCTTTATAATTAAGTCTTTTATATTTCTCTCTTCCTCTAAGCCTTTCCTTTTCTACCCATTCATCATCTATAGATTTTACATTGTATCGTCTAATAGAATCTTTTTTTGTACACTCCTTACATTTATTTAAATGACCGTCAGCCATTTGAGAATGCTTATAAAAATCGGATAGTGGCTTTATTTTATTGCATTTAAAGCATTTCTTTTCTTTTTCTTCCATAATTAAAAGGGTAATCCATCTGGGTCATTTGGGGAAGGCTGATTAAAGGCTTGTGCTGCTACTTGTTGAGCTTGCTTAATCTGCTGCTGTACGGCTGGGGCTGGCTGCTGCCCAGTAGTAGAAGCTTCCTTCTTTCCACGTTTTATCAAAACATGAGCATTGTTGGCAATGATACTCCAATATTTCACCTTTGTATCTTGGTTTATAGTAGAACGCATCATACCCGATACCCAAATACGACTACCTTTCTTAGCATATTGGCATATCTCCTCAGCATCCGCACCAAACAATGTAACATCGAAGAACTCCGGAATCCATTCCACATTAGGAGATTTGCCTTTAGGATAGCTTGCGCATACTGTAATAAATGCAAAACTTTGACCGTTCTTACTTGTCTTCAATTCCGGGTCTTTTGTAAGATTTCCCTCTACTTCAATTCTATTTACGTCCATTTTAATTCAAATTTATGTCAGTTTCAAACTTCTTTTCTAAATCATCTTCACTCATAGATATTTCATTAAGCATACTCAAACATATCAGAATATCCTTCTTTATAGATATGGCACAGTCAAATTCTTCTTCACATCCATCCTTAACTGCTTGTGAGTACATCTCAAACATAGACTTTATCTCTGAGGTCTGATATTTTACCAAATCCTCCAAATCATGGTGTAGAACCAATTTAGTTACTTCTTTCATTTTTACATTTTTTATACTATAACTTTTAGTTATAATGGTTAGTTATTCTTGTCTTAACAATGCCTTAGCAATAATATCCGGGTCAATCAGCTTTTTTCCTAATTCCCGAATAGCCTTGTTGCACACATCAGTATTCAAATCCACATCGGGAACTAAAGCCTTCATAAGCTCATTCATTAGCTGTGACATCTTATTCAAGTCTAAATGGGCAAATTTAAGCCTCTTGAACGAAGGGTCTTTGGCAATCATCTCCTGCCTGCGGTACTTCAACTGGCAACAACTATAATCACACATAGTCCTTGCCATTTCCAGCCAACTGAAAAGCTCCGAATCCTCGACACAAGCCTTGTTATACTCACTTTTAATAGAATTAAACAGAGCATCGATTTCATCTTGAATAGCGTCCATGAAAATATCATTGGAATCGGCAAACTTAGCGGAAGAATCAGCCATCATAGCATTTATTACCTTCTCATATCTACTTCTTTCAAGCTCAACCTTATTCGCCAACTGCTTTACACGAAAGCGGTAAAAGGGACTTTTCCTTAACCTAAACAGTGCAAATATCACTGTAGCACAAGCAAGGTCGTTAGTAGCCATAATATTATAGCTGACAGTGGATATTAGTGCTTCCCGTTCGGAAACAACTACATGTGTATCTTCATATTCATTCATATCACTTGTTTCTTATCTGTATGTAGCCACGCTCCTCGGCAACCTTCAAATCCGGAAGGTCAATCTCCTTAACATCAACGGGTGTTTCACCATTGATGCTGATATAATCAGAGAATCCGAAGCGTTTGACAATACGGTCATACATTCTTGGTGAACCATCGGAAGGCTTGTGCATAGCCTCCTTAGTCCAGTAAATAGTCAACTTCATTTCTTTTTAACGTATTTCGCCATATATTTGGTCGGAAACAGCTTCATATCAAACAGCCATTTGATAATCAGAATGACCGTTTCGCCAAAGCTGTCTACCGGATTGTGAAAGGAGATTAAAGTCTTCTCCCCATGCTTGGTCTTACGGGTATAGGACAGATTATACACGTATGTCCCCTTACTTATGGTAAATGAGTATGTATAACCATCATCATCCACAATAAAGCCGGGAATCATGTCTATCAGACGCATCATACTCCAAAGAGGTATGTCGCGTTCCTCGTCGTGCAAGGTCAAATCTGCCGTCCGAGGGTCAATACCCAAGCCAAGCAACAACTTGGACTGCATGACGGTCGTTGAGTTCGTATTAAACATGTTCATAATCTCATTCTTTAATTAGTTTCATCCATTTATCTGAATCACACTCGTAAAAAAGATTGCATCCACGATAGCTTTTGCGAATACCCAAGCAGACACGAATAATAATCGACTTGGTAATTCCCAGCCTGCGAGCCATCTCCGTAGCGGAAGGATAGTGACCCACAATCCGACCGTCCTTAATGACTATTACAGCCTTCTGAAAATGAGGCATCTTGGTAGAACCGTCAGCTATCCTCTTTTTCATAATCTCCGACAGCTTCTTCTTAGTTTCCTCGGAACAAGGTCGCCCTCCAAATCTCAATCTGTGACCCTTGTTGAACTGCCCCTTGCAATTCCGGTCACGGTAAATAGGTTCTAAATATAACTCCATATCATTCTCTTAAATAGTCTTCAACATCAATACGACCCTTCTTGCACTCCGAACCGGAAACAATCAAGCTATCCAAAAAGGTTTCGCCATCGTCAAAGTGAAACGTCACAGATACGTCCCCGACCTCTATGTTGTCACTCGTATTGTCGTTACCGTATATAGCCTCTTGGCAAGCTTCAATGTAGCGAAGGCACTGGTGAAGGTCTATAGCTTGTTTAAAACTCAAATTCATAACTATTTTTTTTCATTATTTCCAAAATCTTATCTCTAAACCCACTTCCAGCTTTTTCTAAAGTAGCACGGAACTTAACCATATCCTCCTCGGTAGGGGAAAGTAAATAGTCCTCCTTGAAATCGGATTTCTCAATGATTTGTATTCCATCAGCCTCTATATCTATCAAGCAAACTCTATCATCCGTGAAAAAGCCTACATAGGACAAGTCTTTGGTTATAAACAGACCCCATCCATCAAACAGTTTTCTTTCCATCATCCAAACATCATTTTAACCAACAATCCAGTATAAGCACTCGCAAACAACGCCATTTCCAGCCAGAACAGCCACTTTTTCTTGAACAGCATGACAATGCCCGACACAAAGAAGAAAGCGGAAGGGATATACCACATACCAGAGAACAACAGCCACAAGGTAGTGCCCAATCCAGCTACTATAGTCCCACCGAAGTGAACCTTCCTCTGAAACTCCTCCTTGAACAAAGGCGCTGTACCGACAAACATCAGACCGCCACAAGCCAAGAAAGAAAGAAACTGAACACTGTCAGAAGACAATTCAAGCCATACGGGAACAAGAAGCATAGGACAGAGAACCATAGCAAGCTGAAACAGCCAAGAAGGACGGTGCTTCTCCTTCAAAATGTAGTAGGTATCTGAAAGCGATGCAGGCAGTCCGCATACCTTCAAAGCATAACCAATGTATGCAACAAGTGTTAATAAAGATAACAGATATAAATATGTCATTTGTTAACGATTTTAATATTATCTCAATGCAAATATAGGAAAAATTTCTCTAAAATGTAAACTTTTATTGCTGTTTTATAACATTGTACTGCAAACTTTTACCAATATTGTCGGGATTGAACTTGTGGAAAGGCACAATGAAGGGGAATTTATTCTTAGCAAAGCCATAAGTACCTATCTTCCAGTTAGCAAGAACCGGAACTGGCTCGTCACTACAGTAAAAAACATAGGAATTGTCAGTTAACTCATAAGAAATGGGACACAACGTATTGCTTTCTGCATTATACATGAATCCACGGGAAAGCCAATGCTCAAACGCAACCTCTTCACGAACACGATACATCCCCTTGTCGGAATAGCAATGAGCAATTTTACCATCACTATCCAAGTAGCTGAACACAACCGTGAAAATACCCGAAACATCTGTAAAAGCATCCACAAAGTAGTAAGTGGGAACACCGCCATCGTACTTAGCCACAATGTCACCACAGAAAAAACGACTCTTCTCGCGGAGAAAGTCTGAAATAGAACGAATAGTACAGCAATTAGAACCTATGACATAGGAATCCTCAACCCAATAAGAACGCCATTCGTCACCTTTGTTCACAACATAAAGCTCATGATGGGATTGCTCGTCAACAAACACCCGCCTCGCATCACAAATCACATGGTCGCAATCGTTCACAAAGATGTGGGAAGAACCTAACGACAAATCCGAATATTCACAAACAATATCATTAGCATCTAAACAATGCAAAACAAGCTTATTATCCGGACTAACACCAGATATAGCATACTTGCGACCGTTAACCGACAAGGAATAACCATTCAACCACTTGCCAGCAACAACGTTGAAATGCTCACTACGCTTCATAAATAAAATCTCCTTTCATATCATTCAAGTTTTTAGTTAAACAACACCGCAAATGTACTAACTAAATTCTAAAATCCAAATTATAGAAGCGAAAATTTTAATTTTATTTCGGTCGGACGATAAAATACTTAGGTCTGTGGGTAAAATACGCAAATAAACGTTGTATAAATACAAATAAGGCATACTACCAGCCAAACCAATATACAAGGTTTCTAAAACCCCCGATTTCGGGGAAATTAAAATCATCAGTAGGCAAATACACTACACCCACGGACAATACTTCCCGAAGTCGGAATCACGACAACGGCTGAATATCAGACACTTACAACATTTATCCCCAATACGGCAATTTACATAGCGGCTGATAATCAACTGTTTAACCACGGACTAAATTTATTTTTTTTATTTTTTTTCGGAGTTAGGCTATGTGTACCCCACCGTTTCCGGCTACGGTTTACCCCCCCCCATACCCATATGAAGGATTCTTTGCCCGTCTTGCTTGTTTGCAGGGGCACGGAGAAACGAACGAAGCACGGAGAAAGCATTGCATACCCGGAACAATTACGGAGGCTTAAACTAACTGAATATTTAAACCAGACATCCGTTTGCATGGAATATTGCAATTATTTTTTTTGCGTTGCGCCTATGTGTGCGTGCTTATGCGTGATTATCTAAACAAATAGGCTATATAATATACAACTTAATACAAATCTATTAATATAATATACATACAGAGTATATATAATAATTATATATATAATATATATATCTATGAGATTAATATATATATATATATCGTGTGTGTGCATGTGCCTGCCTATGTGTGTGCGTAGTTGTCTTGCGAAGCAAGTACAACCGTGTGCGCGTAAGAAGTATATATTATTGCTCTCTCATATCTCAGCATTGATATAACGCTATATAGAGCGCACGCCCGGGTGTGCGCTTGTTGTGTGGGTGCGATTATTACGTAGCTGCTTACCCGCATGAAGGCTGGAAAGAAGGGGAGGTTGCGAAGTTCGGGAACTGGAAAAGTAGGGCTTTCTGTTTTTAGTGGCTACTTGTTTTTTTGGTGTTGTTTTCCTTCATCATCGCTTGTTTTGTGTAAATATTTATGTAATTACGCACTTTATTTGTAAATGAGAGTTAAAATACGATAGTTGGATATATTTTTAACGTTCAATTAACATATATATCAAAATAAAGCCGTATCTTTGTAATGTCGAAAGGGAACAAGGAGTTCAACGAAGACAGAGCGATATTTGAAAGACTTACATACTGGAAAAGCGTTGACGCATGAATAGTTACAATAGATAACATTACATGCGACGGTAGGCGCTGTGAGATATTAATATAGTGTCAAGCAAGTGCAATAAACGTAATTGCAGCAAGTATATAGGATGTCGTTACCTATACACTACTTGGCTATATAATGATATGAAGAAGAAGCGGGAAATAGGATATAAGTCTATGGATATATGGCTATAATATATAGCTGTTATCTGATAGCCATCTGATTTTCCCGTACTTCATCTGTAATGCAGCCTAAGACGGTTACAAGCCCGTGGAAATGCAGAGTACAGAAAATTTAAAATCAATCACTTAAAAATATAGAATTATGAAAGCTTACGATTATCTGGAGAACGTGAAAGAAGACGTTAGAAACTACATTGAAGAAAATAAAATCGTAGTAACAAGCAGCAACCGCGAAGAAGTGGAGCAAGAATTGAACGATACGTTGTTTGTAAATGATAGCGTAACTGGAAACGCTTCCGGCTCATACACATTTTCAACGTGGCAAGCAGAAGAAAATCTTTGCCACAACTTTGAATTGTTAACGGAAGCACTCATTGAATTTGGCTGTGATTTATCCTACCTTGAAAAAGGTGCAGAGGCTTGCGACGTCACGATACGTTGTTACCTTCTTGGGCAGGCAATTTCGAAGGTATTGGACGAAATACAAATGAAAAGTTAACCGAAAGAATTAATAACATTTTCGATAATGGCTGCCATTCACATTTTCACGATGTTTCAAATAATGGTTGTGAAAAAATTGGTGGATGTATAATAAATTATAGGAAAATTTTAAAGCGATATGTTTTTAAGTCTCATGATAGATGGCAGGAATGTTATTCTATCAATAAAACAAGCATACGTAAAAACTATAGCGGTGTAACCGAAATAGTAGAACTTAAAAGTAAATAATTAAAAATTAAAATGATATGAAAAAGTTAGAAACAAGTCAGATAATAGAGAACGTATTGGCAAATGGAGCAATAACAGAACGCGAAGTATTACTTTTGAAAAAGCGTGCGAATAATGGTGATAATGAGGCGGCAAATTTTTATCCTGGTTGTGATACCGAAATAGACGTAACACCTGAGCAAAGCGCGAAAGGGTATAAGTGGCTCATGAACTTGTATAAGACACCTACGGGTAAGGAACGTAAAAACAACCCTTTCGGATATAGGGAAATGAACATACTTGATAACTACAAGGGTAAACGCTTTCAATTTGTAGGCTTTTATAATGATGGAAATAGATGGCATGATTATTATACACCTATATATTCTTTGTGTGGTATGGAGTATTATGTAAATAGTGAAGGCGTTCAAATAATTGGATAATATGGCACGAAAACGGATTAATAGGTATGCTCTACTTATTTGTAGGGCATATCAAAGCAAAGTATATTTTTTTAGTGTATAACTAAAAGGGCAAAATGATATGAAAACGAAAGTAAACTATTTAAGAAAATATAATGATACAAATACATATAGTCAAACTATAAATGTTATTTGTTCAGAAAAGGAATTTATAAGCATGAAGGAAGTTGTAAAGCAATATATCAATAGTGGGCACACATATTCGTGTTGTGCTAAACCTATTACAATAGGAACTAATTATTTAACTTACAATATGATTCATAAATTATCATTCAACTTTTGGGGAAATAACAAAAGAGTAAAAACAGACCGTAACACAATTTTAAACATTAAAATACAATAATATGAAAACGAATACATTAAAATATACAGTAGTAAAATCTTTCCGTGAAAAAGGTATCACCTATAAAGTAATAACAACCATTAAATTGCATGATGAATGTAAGAACGGTACGTGTTCATGGAGTATAACGGGCATACTCCAGCAAAAGAAAGGAAACGGACGTTTTTACGATATTGGGCACGGTTGCATCCATGAGGAAATATTAAAAGCTTCTCCAAAGTTGAAAATGTTTGTAGACCTTCATCTATGCGATTGGCGTGGTACACCATTATATCCCGTTGAAACTGGATATTACTTTTTACAAAAAGATAAAAAGCAAGCAAAGGAATATTTGCGCGTAACTGATGAAGAACTGGAATTTTTGGCAAAGTGTGAAGACAAAGACTATTTTAAATACCAATTGTTTGCGCTTGGTATTGTGGAAAGATGGCAAGAAGAAAGCAGGAAAGCAATACAAACACTGGAAGAATTAACGGGTGATGTTTGGGTTAATCCATATAAGGAAAGCGAAGAACGCCACAGACTTGTTTTAAGTGACGAAGAACGCGAAGAAATAGAGGGGAAAATATTATCTGGATATTATACGGAAAGCGCGATACAAGAACGCCAAGAAGCTAAAAGAATTGCCGAAATAGAGAAAAGAAAAAACGAAGTGATTAAAACCTTTGAAAAAAGAATAAACAAAGCAACAAAAGAAAAAGATGTAAAATTAGCTATATTAGGGGCTGGATTATTATCAGATAATTATATTTACTATGTTGAAGGTAATAATGTAGTTTTCAATTATTATAGCTATCACGACAAAGTAACAGAAGAAGCATATAATAACATGCTTAAAAATATAGACTATTCTCTATTGCCGGAAGGAATTAAATTTGAATTCAAATAATAATAATAGAACTATGAGTATAACAGATTTTTATAACGGACGCTTTGTTAGCGGTAAAATATTAAAGCGTGATTATCGCATTATATGGCAACGATTTGTAATAGCTACAGCCGCTTTGTGTGGAATGTTCATTTTTATGATGGCTATTCAGTTAATGTGTTGGTTATCTAATTTGTGTAACTACGTTTTTAAGTAATAGCATGAAGTTAATAATGAAATTTAAGCCCGAACTAAAAGAGTTTATAAGCCTGCAAGGGTTGAATATCAATGATACAATGAAGGCAGTGAGAAACGAAAATCTGTTTATTTATAAGGCAGAAACAAAGCGCGAAATATTGTATCATGGTATTACTAATTTAAAGCACCCGTATATATTATCAGAGCATAAGCTTCCATTATAACAAAAAGTTATAAATGTTTTGGTAATATATATAATATATATAATATATATAATATAACAATAAAGTAGTGTATGAAAACTTATAAAAATTTTGAAGAAGACTTTGAGAAGGCAAAAGCAAACATGGAACTTCTGGAAAACATTGTGTCTGTAGGCATTCCAAAGAAACAAGCGGTTTACTTTAATAGCATATCAGTAGATAGTAAGTACAGCAGGGGACAAAGAACGTATCTATACGTAGGTGATAAATTGGTGCATTGCAATGATGAAAGAAAGTTTTATGTAGGGCACGACAAATTTATTGAAACACACGGAAAAATAGTTGTCCGCTTCAACAAAGGAGAATTTAAAAAGTATATGGCTATGTGCGAAGAAATGTATAAAGCCCTTGCAATAGAGGCGAACGCATCTAAATATATTTCTTTAGTGGATAACATAAAAGACTTTATAAAGCCTAATATTGACCTTAAAAACAGCCAATTTAACAAGAGCAAGGGAATAGGGTGTGTTTACATAGAAAAACAATTTGTATAACTTCTAAATATTAAAAACTATGGCATTAATAATAATTATCGGATTTATTGGCTGTCTGTTGTCTGGTGAACTCATTAAATTAGGCAGATAATGGGAAAGTTCATGCTTCTACTATTGGTGTGGGATATTGTGGCTTTATTTGCCATCATACTACGTCCTAATTTCAAATATAGTAGTGATGTTATCAGTTGGCTTATAGCCGGAATAGCTTTGTCTGTAATAATAATAATCAGTTAGTAATAAGATGGAAAAATATGTTTACTACCTTCGTGTATCAACGAATAAACAAGGGGATAGCGGTTTAGGGTTGTCAGCCCAAGAAAAGACTTGTATAGACTATATTAATAGCAAAGGTGGAATTATTTGTGGTAAGTTTGTAGATGTGGCTTCGGGAAAAGACTGTTCCCGTGTGGAGTTGTGGAAAGCTATAGAGTATTGCAAAGCTAATAGTTGCACCCTTGTAGTGGCTAAATTGGATAGGCTTTCAAGAGATGCCGAGTTCGTTTTTCATGTAGTAAATACGGGCATAGATATATATTTTTGTGACCTTCCAGTAGTAAATACTATGGTATTAGGTATCTTTGCATCCGTTGCACAATACGAACGCGAACTAATTAGCAAACGTACAAAAGATGCGTTGGCAGCAAACAAGGCACGCGGCATATTATCCGGCACAGCTAATAGCAATTATCGAATTGACGAAGAAAGTAAGAAGCAAGCAAGTAGAGCAAGCGCAAGAACGCGAAACAGAAAAGTAGTAGAAAGTGCTGAATTCGCTTGCTTTTGCAGAATCCTACGAAAAGTTATACCTATACTGAATAAAAATTCTACGGATGAAGAACTATTCTTCTTAAACTGGACTAAATACCGTACAAGTTTTGTTCTCACCCAGTATCACAAAGCGGAAATAAAGGAACTCATGCAGGAAGCCAATAGGAACAATAATAAATTGTTTATCGGCATTGACTTTACGAATGCTAATTTTTATCAGTATATTAGTAGCCGGGTACAAGCTACGTTTAACTCAATCTCAAAATACAAAGAATATAATAACCTATAAAAAGCAAAAGTTATGGAAGTAAATAATATCATGGTATATATAGATAATCTGTTACAAGGCAATTCTGACAAGGAATGCGCGGATATTTTAAGGGAAGTGATATCTGAATGCCAAGAACGCATAGAATACTACGAAAACGGAGCATATGCTAATCAATTAAAATAATATGAGAATACTTCAAATTGCCCTAATAACACAAAAGGGTAACGTCTTTAATGTAAAGATGCAGATAGACGAAATTGTCTTTGAGAGTAAAGAAGAAGTAAGGGAAAAGCTTCTTTCTGTATTTGCCAATAGGCAGGATGCTGTAGTAGACGTTGTAATTCATTCCATACAAGACGAATTAGAGCTTTCCGACTACTCCAATGAGCAACTTAAAGCAGAACTAAAAAGAAGGTCAAATATCGCGCGTATGAAAGCTATTAGAGAAAAGCCCAAGTATTATTATTGGGAAGGTACTATAGTTGATATTCTGAAGCGATATAATAGGTTTGCCAATTGGAAATTTAAAATAGATTCCGAAGAACTGGCGGCAAATGAAAATTTTTCGTATCTGAATAAATGGCATGGTTTTGAAATGATAAGCGGTGCTTTCAATATGACAACTGCACCAAAAGTTGGGGATAGGGTCAAATTAAGGTATCGTGTAGTAAAAAGTCATTTTCGTTCCTATAGAGATTCTAAAATTGTATCAGTAATAGAACGGGCTGACTTGTCAAATGAAACAGTAATAGCAGGCAGTGAATTGTAAACTAAAACTATAAAGAGATGAAAGCAATATTAATAGCAACCAAAGAAACAATTGACGTAATAAAGGCTGAGGAATATACCAACATTTACGTAACAGAGGATGGCAGTCAGTCCTTCTTAGGTGGTGAACTTATTCTTCTTGATGAAGTGAAGGAAGAAGCAAAAGAACGGGATTGGGAAGAGGTTAGGATAAATGCTGCAATAGCAACAATGCAAACACTTTTAAATAATCCACAATATGAGAACAAATCAATAATAGCCATAGCTGACATGAGCGTAAGTATGGCTGATGTATTGGTTAAAAAGCTGAAAGGAGAATAGCTATGTAAAAGTTGAGGTATGAAACATATATTGGATTGGTATAATGAAAATACTCCTCAAAATGAGGATGAATACGAAAAAGGATGCTTGAGAAGTGCTGCAATAATAGCAATAATCTTCATAGCATTAACAGTAGCAATAATAAATATTTGATTTGAAAATGGAAAAACAACCGATTAGCATACAAGACGTGATACAAGAACTTCGCGACTTGTTCAGAGTTACAAACAGAGGATTTTCAAGTGAAATAGACGGGATATTCTTTATTGACAAAAGGCAATATTCCGCATCCGAGGTACACATGAAGCTTGAAATGTACTTCAATGACAAGTACATAATCAACGGACTTTGTAAGATATATCCGAATTGTGTGACTTATACACGATTTGAGATTAAGAGCATCGACAAGCTGATACCTAACTATAGACTCATGGGAGGTTATACTCCCGAAAAGGAGGACTGAATTATGGCGAAGAGTATATTTACTCCAATGGAAAAGTTTAATGAGATTTTGGCGGTCTATAAACTTAAATCAAGCAATATTGGAGAGTATGAGGGAAAGCATATCAGAGTATTCCACAATGAGAAGAAGTGTTTTGATTACTACCCATGCCGGATGAAGCTATTTGACTACCATAATTGGCATCAGCTAAGTTATCCTATGCACGGGAACAAGGATTGGGAGAAGGAACTAAGAACAATAATCGAAAAACTGATAAAACAATGAAGAAGTTAGTAATGACATTGATTGGCTTGCTTTCACTGATGGCAAGCATGCAGGCGCAAACAGATTGGAAGAGCCAGCTTAACTATTTGTATGGTACATGGACTGTACAGTATGTACAAGACCACAACGACAATGTAAGTACACCGCCAAACTTGGTTAGAATGAAGTTCAACCGGGATATGACTTGTACTATAATCCAAGACGGACATAAGATACAAGGCACATTCAAAGCGGAACAATTCATGCAAGGTGAGTTTGAGTTGTTTACTGGACTTTTCGTGCAAGTATATGCCAACAAAAGCAAGAAGACAATTCTGTACTTTCAAGTGTACGACATTAATAGCAACAAGGGAGTTATCAGCGTGCCTGAATTGAAAGAGTATTGGCAGATAAAAAAGAACCTATTTGAGATGGATGATTAATAATTGTTAATAGTTTGGCTTGTTTTTTGGAAGTTTCAAAAATAACAGCGTTCTTTGCATTGCAATCGGGAGGTGATAGTCTTGGTGATAAACGATATTAGGATTCAATAGAATTTCAACATATAGCTTACATTGGTAACTATCACCTGCAATCGTGCAGTCTGCCAGTGTATAGCAAATCTAAAAGCACTGGGAGTTTTCTCGGTGCTTTTTGTATTTATTGAAAAACATTCTTATATTTGTGGTGGCGATAGGCTGGAGTAGCTACCAGTTGACAAGTCTTTTTACATGCCTTCGGACTTCGCCACCTTTCCTTTTTAGAAGGCATAACTCTTAAAACAATAAAGGTATGGAAAGACAAACTAAAGGAATTTGGATTCCAATTGAAATTTGGGAAGATAAAAATCTTTCTTGGAATGAACGTATATTGTTGCTTGAAATAGATAGCTTTACTACTAAGGATAAAGACTGTTTCATTAGCAATGAATATATTGCCAATCTATTGAATGTAAGTGAAACAACAGCTAATAAAATCCTTTCATCATTGATTAAAAAGGGATATGTCATTAAAACAGCATTTGATGGAAGAAGAAGGTATGTCAAATCAGCCTTGCAGTTAAAAGCAATTCAGCCTTGCACTTTAGAGCAACCCTGCCTTGCACTTTACGACAACATACCTAATACAAGTAATAATACAATTAAAGAAGATAATATTATCATATTATCTGAGAAAGCGGAAGACAATGCAGAGCATGTCAATGTCAACTCCTTATTAGAATGTAATGATGGCGTTAAAAAATGTTCTAAAAAGAGTAATAAGGTTAAATTGGATGTCCGTGCCGACTTGTCCTATGTTAGTGAGGAACTAAAAGATGCTTGGAACATTTGGCTTGACTACAAGGACGAAATCAAGAAGCAGTACAAGACGGAACGAGGTGCAAAGATGATGTATTCCAAGTTGGAAAAGTATTCCGAAAGCAATCCAATTCTTGCAAATGCCATTGTCAACGAAGCCATTTGTCATAGCTGGGACGGATTCTATTCATTATCTGACAAACAGAAAGACTTTTTCTTATCGGATAAAAGCCCTTATAGGAGCGAAAATACCGATTCTTCCTATATAGCTAAGAGATTGCAGGAGTTGGACGAGAAAATCGAAAAATACAAATAGTATAACATCAAATGAAGAGTATTATGAAGCGTAGGGAGTTAAATATTGGAAATATTGTTCAAGTCGGGTTTAATAAAGTCAGAGTTGTACGTGATGAAAAAGTTTCGTGTGATGGTTGCTATTTTAGACCGATTTGCGATAAAGATTATGAAGCCTTAGGATGGAAACAAGAAAACTTTGGATTTTGTTCTGAAATTGAGAGATTAGACAATATCAATGTTCATTTTGAATTAGTAGAATGATATGGAAGTAAAGAGTGGAAGAATGTTTGAGAAAGAGATACTTCCTTTTATAGAAGAGAAAATTATGCGAAAACTCCGTACATACAACGTATATAGCATAAATGAGTACGAAGACATACAGAAGGCAGTAAGGTATTCAATAAGGTTTTGCAAGAAAAATAAAATTGTTCGATATGAAGATAAAGATTAAATAAATAAAGGAACGAGAAATGAAAAAGTACAAGTTTTTATTTTGTGATATGGACGGGACGTTAATAGAAACTGCAAGCGGTGAGACGTTCCCGAAGGGTATATGGGATATGAAATTTAAGTTTGATGTCCTGGATGCAATAAAGAATTTGAATCCCGAAAAAATCTTTATTGTGACAAATCAAGGAGGGATAGAAAAAGGGTTGGTGTCGCAATTATCCATTTATGTAAAATGCAAGTACGTGAATGACAGTATAATGGATTATTGCGGCATTGATACGCGTTTTATGTATTGTGAAAGCAATGACAGAAGAAACCCTATGAGAAAGCCTAATACTGGAATGCTTGAAAGACTTTTTAACAACTATAAATCATGGAATGCTGGTTTAAGTGAAAAAGATTGTTTGATGATTGGTGATGCAAGCGGTCTTGAAGGGCAATTTTCGGACAGTGACAAGAAAACAGCCGAGAATTTCGGTATAGACTATATGGATGTCAGCGAGTTCGTAAATGTTTACGGGAAAGAGGTTTGATTATGGGATTCAATAGAGGAACAAAGTTAGGTGCAGAAAACAGAAAAGGGCATAGATGGATAAACAACCCTAATACTGCGCATAAAAAGTGTACGAAGTGCGGCTGCATGGTTGACAAAATTTCTTCAAAAGGAGAAAATGTTTATGTATATACAGACAATAAAGGTAACAAATCGGCTGAATGCCCTAATTGTATTTGATTATGGAAGTTAGTTATAAAATATTCGATTCAATAGAATATAGTATTCGTTGTGAAGAGCATGATATACATTATCCAAACGGGCCTTATCCTACTGTAGAAGAGTTTACCTATAAAGGCACTGGAAAGGTGGTAGGGTATATAGATGGAGGCTTTTTTAGGAAAGATAAGTTTTTGATAGTGGATAAGGAAACTAAAAAGTTTATGAAAGTGAAAGTAAGTGATTGTGAAATATTAGAATATTGATTATGGAAGTAAAGAACGGAATAATAATAGACGGAATTCTGCATGAAGCTGTGAATTATAGTAACGTTAGTTCTTGTAGTGTATGTTCTCTTCGTAAAGAATGTGATGAATTAGAGAATCGTTGTGATGAATGGATTTGCAGGCTTATTGATTGCAGGTATTTCGTTAATCGTGGCAAAGTAACAGACATTAAGACAGAAAAGGAGGAATAAATCATGTGTAATTCAATAGAATGGGGCAAATGCGAAATATGCGGAAAGGAAGACCAGTTGGAACGTACCTATTTCTACTATTCAATTCATTGTGAATGTTGTGGAAGCAAAGACGAGAATGGGCAAAATAGGCATTTTGAAATGGTAAGACATTGTAGGAAATGCCCGGCTCCTATGCCTAAAGAAATACATCCATTATATAAAGCGATGGATGGTAAAACTTATCGTGCGAGTATTTCTAATATGCTTCCCGTTGATATTTGTGGGGAGTTTATTATAAACGAATCGATAATTAAGGAGGAATAACAATGGAAAGCGATAAACTTATATTAGATGCTTGTTGTGGCAGTAGAATGTTTTGGTTTGACAAGCATAACCCTTTGGTTTTATTTGTAGACAAGCGTTCAGAAACGCTTACAGCTAAGGACAAAGATAGAATCAGAACTATAGATGTAAAACCGGATGTAATAGCCGATTTTACTAATTTACCGTTTGAGGATAATTCTTTCTACATGGTGGTGTTTGACCCACCGCATTTGAGAACACTTGGCGAAACCTCATGGATGGCTAAGAAGTATGGTAAACTGCCAAAAGACTGGCAATCACTCATACACGACGGATTTACCGAATGTATGCGTGTCTTGAAACCTAACGGAACGCTTATATTCAAATGGAACGAAAGTGAGATAAAAGCTTCGGAAGTTTTGTCCGTTATTCCTTTTAAGCCTCTATTTGGACATACCACTGGAAGGCAGAGCAAAACAATATGGATGTGTTTTATGAAGAGAGAAGACGATGAATAATACAGAAGAAAAGCATTGCAGTATATGCGTGCATTATGAGATATGTGCCAATTTTCAGATGTATTGTCACGCATTGAAAAGACGCATAACGGCAAGAAAGCAGGCGAAGAACTGTAAGTATTTTGAATATAGATGGAGGAATAAATAATGCACCAGTGTGACTATTGTTGTTGGTATAACGAAAGATACGGGAATTGCGATTGTCCGTATGTAATGAAGAAGTTGTCTTGTGATAAAGCTAAAAAGGAGAAAGAAAGGAGTGAGAAATGAAATTAAAACATCCATTAGATTGGTATAACGAAAACACACCATCGGAAGATGAAGAATACGAAAAGGGATGTCTATCTATCGCCTTGATAGTAGTAATCATTTTCATTGCATTAACGGTTGTAATTTTATCTTACGAATTATGAAATCAAAACAAGTATTATCAATTGAGCAGATGAAGCACTTGCAGGAGCTTGGATTAGATGCAAGCGATGCAAGTATGTGTTGGCATGATGAATGCTACCCAAATATATCAGAAGATATAAAGTATAATTATGGACGATGCTATCTAAAACTTGGGAATTTAATTGGCTGCTTTCCTACTTATACTTTGCAGGATATCATACAGAAGTTACCGCCTTCTATCAATATATGTATGCTGCATATATATCCTGCTGCTGACTTGTGGTATTTCGTGTACATGGATTCTTACACCCGTACTATTCTAAGCACGAAGTATAGTCCGGATATTATGAATGCAGCCTATCAGATGTTGTGTTGGGTGATTGAAAACGGACATTTAGAAACAAACAAGTAATGATATGGAACGAATAGTAGAATTAAGAGGATTAGAAGGAGTATATTGTAGTGATGTAGTTCATGCTTATATGTCTTGCAATGCAGAAGACGTTCAAAAAGCTTTGGAGATTGGGATTCCATGTACTGGAGCAAATGACTACGGAGCGTATAACATCTATTTTGACGATTACGGAAGAATATGTTTTGAATATATGCAACGTTGTGTAACAAGAGAATACAGATACGTTGAATCAATAGAAGAGGCTATAGACTGGATGAATAGATTTATGAATAATGGAGGTTGATTATGGGTAAATATAGATACAGAGAAGTAAAGAACTATATCCACAACGAACTAAAGTTGACAAGAGAGGATATAAGGGAGATAATGATTCCTATTGTTAAGGAAGAAGTGAAAAGAGTTTTTAATAATACTTATGGAGACGATGCTTCTGTTGAAAATTGGATTAGATGTATGGTTTCCAACGAGATACAAAGACATGGTGATTACTCTATGATAAGGAATTTATGCAGGGAAATAATTAAGGAGGAAATTACCGATAGGTTGTCAATTGATATAAGCCTTAAAAAGAAAGAGGGGTAAAATATGCAGAACGAAATTTCTTGGAATGAAAATACTTGTTATGAGATTTATAATCCATATATAGATATTCCTATTTTAGAACCATGTGATGCACCCAAAATGAGAAAATATCGTCCAAAAGATGATAGGTGTACAAATAAGCAAATTGCGAAACGCAGGAAGAGGAATAAGAACCGTAAAACACATAGGAGGTAATTATGAAATATACATTTTCTAAAATTCATATTTATAGGTGCTTACCACCATATAGTAAATGGTACAGCATAACAACTGATAGTGAAATAACCAAAGACAATATTGTAATTGTTGGTAAAAAGCGGTTATTGAAAGTCGCCTTTGCATTGATACTTATGGCTTTATTTAATAAAAGAACCACTATAACCAGATGATTATGGAACAAAAGAACATAACTACTGAATGGCTTAGATTGGAATTTTATAAATGCAATCATGCCAAGTACAGAAAGTATGCTGATGAATGGCTGAATAACCTTACTGACGCTCAGATAGAGGGATTTGAAAGACAGCGTATAGGACAAATTGATAAATCGAAATGCGTATGAGTGGGAAAGATGTACTAAGGCTATTACTTATCAGTTATGGCTTTTGCCGTAATATTAAGATAAATACTTATATGGGTGACGGTGGATGGATTGGTTATGAAGTATCTGCCAACAATGACGACGACGTTGAATATTACGCAGTAGATTGTGAGGGTTTACTTTTTCATATATACGAAATACAGAAATTTATGAGAGATGAAAATATTGAACCTCGTATAATGTTGGGTAATTTTAGTAATAAGCATCTGCTTTCAGACGAACATTTGAACAATATTTTAAAACTGAAAGAGAATCAACATTATTGTAAAACAAATCCGAATAAGTTATGAAACAGAAGGATAAAAAGAAAGGTAAGTTTCATAAATCCATTGAACATATTACAACAATCAATGGTAAATTAAGTGATGAAACAATAAAGTTAATCAACCAGATGGCAAAGAAAGCGTATGGAAGGAAATGATATAATGCAGTATATTGATGAATTGCTACAAGATTACTCAAATGAAGAATGTGCAGACATTTTAAAGGAAGTAATATCTGAATGTCAATCACGTATAGAAAATTGTGAAGAAGGAGTTTATACAACCAATTAAACTAAAATAATATGAAACAGACAGTAGAAGCAGCAGCAAGGGAATATTCCAATGACCAAAGAAATAGGCAACATCATTGTGAACCGTACTGCATTGTTGATTTTAAGTCCGGTGTCGAATGGCTGTCAAAGCAGTCTCCGTGGATAAGCGTGGAAGAACGTTTACCGGAATATTCGTGTTGGGTGCTTGTGGCAGGTAAGGACTATAAATATCGAATTTTGTTTTACTGTGGAGGTAAGTTTTATACGAATAAAAGTTTAATAGCATATGATGGGAGCGTTCTTTTCTGGATGTTTATCCCATCCTTCGACCAAATCCTCGAAGCGAACAAAGATGTGTTACAACGATTAAAATAGAAATTTTATGGAAGAACTAATTCACATTGATAATCTATGTTCACGTTGCGGCTTTTTTACATCTGATACATCAGTAAATGGTGGTTATGGATGCAATCATAAGGATTGTGACGATGGAGAATTTATTTATAGCGGAGATATAATTGACTGGCATAAAGCTTATAGAATTGTGGCAATAAGACTTACTAAAAGAAACATAAAATGCAACCGTAGGCTTGCCAAGAAGTTTTTGAAAAAGGCAAGATTTATTTTGGATAAGCATTGTGAAGCTTTTGGAATTAAATTCCAAGGAAAATGCCTTGCTTCAACATGCCCTTTGGGTTATTTGGCAGATAAAAATGATATTATTAGGTTTGGAGAAGACCCAGAACTCATGGCAGTAGATGATTGGCTTGTTATAGAAAACAACGAATAAAAGAGAAAGGGGATTGATATGGAATTAAAGAAAGTAGGACAACTTAGAAAAATCATTGATAATCTTTCCGATGATTATGAAATCGAAATGCGAGTTAGGCGCAAACTGTCTGACGAAGAATTGAAGGGATGCAGATACCCTTATCCTTACGACACTGAATATCTTACTTTAGAATTTGATGATATCGGAGTGTCAGACAAAGTGTTATGTTTAGGTGTAACTTCTAAAAATTATTGATATATGAGTAAAATAAGACTAATACTTCGATATCTGTTAACTCCTTTATGGCTCGCTATATTCATAGTCTATCTGCCAATATGGTATATACAAATGAGTTGGTACTATTTCAACTTTGGGGATTATTGGGATAGCTATTTAGTTTTATGGGATAGAGTAATGTTATCTCTAAAACTTAAAAAGAAATATTGATATGGAAACCCAAACGATTCAAATAAGAGGAGATAATGATGCAATAGCATACATTAATTTTGTAGATAGGGATTTAGCTGTATCTATCGTATATGGAGATAATCAGTACGATTTCACCATTGAACCCATTACCCTAAAAGCATTGGCATACGCCTATAAACTACATTGTGAAGAATGTGACGAAAAATACAATAAGGTATGAAAGCAAGAATAAAAGAAACCGGAGTTTTAATAGATGTAATTCCGAGAATAAATATCAATGCGCTATATAACGGAGATAACCTATATGTATGTGATAATAAGGTTTTCAGAGAGTGTGAACTTGATTTTTTAAATCTTGGAAATTCAGCCATTGATTGGGAAAAGCGACGCTACGAACTGGCGAAAGATTATTCTACAGAGTTTGTTAAACTACAGCATAAAAAGGGTATAACTGAGTGCGGCATACTATATCCAGATGTAGTATCATGGTCTGTAGAACTTGCTGACGCACTAATAAAGAAACTGAAAGGAGAATAACTATGGGATTTACAACACCGTGCTTTATACGAAAGAATACGCCAGAGCTTAGAAAGAAGCTGGAAGAGTTGAGATATAAACTACTTAATTCTGGTGATACAACTTTAGATGCACATAATTATGATGGCAAGGGAAGTCATAAAAGTATTGAAGAAGGAAGAGCAATCATTACATTCTATGGGAATTTATATGGGGTGATATATAATGTAGATACTGTCACCAAGAAAGGAAGGGTCGATTGTGGAGCTAATGAGTTCTTGTTTCTTGCCATTGCTGCATTGAGATATGATACAGACGATAGCCAATGGTTCACGGATGGGGAAGATTGGTTCTTATGCCAATATCTGAAAGTAGGAATGCACTACCAAGACAAACCGGAAATACTATTTGATAAGTGGCATAAAGCCTCCGTGGACGAACTGATTGAACACTTTAAACAATAACAGCATGAGAAAATATAGAATTGAAAACTATGGCATTTATAAGAACATCTTTGATGTACAAATGAATACTTGGTGGTGCGGATGGATTACGATAAAAACATTCGTAGCAAGCGATATTTGTACTGATAGTATTGATTATGCAAAAGCCTGCGCACAAGAACTATTGGATAAACTAAGGGAGGAACTACCATGAATGAAATAACTATTAGACAATGGTATGACACCTTTAAATCGGGTGAAGAATTGGTCGAAGTTCGTATAGTAGACAATACTTATAAACGAACTTATTCCGGCTACTTTACTGATGTAAACACCCTGCTCAACGAAATTAGGAAGTATGACAACTGTAACATCTACTTCACATTGAATGCCATCAATCCAGCATGTTATGACAGAGAGCAGCATGATAGGATTGTTACCAAACCAAAGTCAACTACTTCTGACAATGACATTGTTGGAAGAGATTGGATATTGATAGACATAGATACTAAGAAGCCATCAGACACAAACTCAACTGATGAAGAGAAGGAGATGGCGAAAGAAGTAGTCAACAATGTATTCAAGTTCCTACGGGATGAAGGTTTTGAAAAACCAGTAGTATGCGATAGCGGCAATGGTTTCCATCTACTGTACAAAATAGCCATGAAGAATAGCAATGAGAATACTACAATCTGTAAAGAGTTCCTGCAAGTTCTTGATATGCTATTCTCTAATCCGAATGTAGAAATAGATTGTACTACACATAATGCAAGCCGGGTATGCAAACTTTATGGTACATTTAGTCGAAAGGGAAGTAATACCAAGAAGCGTCCTCAAAGGGAAAGTAAGATACTAAGAATACCAGATGAAATTAAAATAACTCCAAACGAATACTTTGCCAAAGTTGCTGCCATGCTCCCGAAACCGGAACAACCGAGCAAAAGCAATTACTACAGCAATGAGAAGTTTGACTTAGAAGCATTTCTAAATAAACACCACATTGCGGTGAGAAACATTGTAAGGACATCATCATTCACAAAGTACATACTTGACGAATGCCCATTCAATAGCTCACACCGTGCTCCGGATTCAGCAATCTTTGAGATGTCGAATGGAGGACTTGGCTTTAAATGTCTGCATTCAAGTTGTTCTCAATATACATGGAAAGACTTTCGGTTGAAGTTTGAACCGGATGCTTACGACCACAAGGAATACCAAAGGCATGAACATAAGATGCAATACTATTCTCAACAAAAGAAAGAACCTTTTGTACCAAAGAAGGAGGATTCCGCTAAGGGAAAGAAGTGGCTGGCTATGACTGATGTTCAATATGTGGATATGAGTAAGATGGCTTCAATCCCAACTGGATATAAGGAACTTGACAAAAAAATCATTGGTTTATTGCTTGGAGATGTGACTGTATTGTCTGGCGGCTCTGGTGCGGGAAAAAGTAGCTGGATAGATTGTGTTGCTCTGAATGCTATACAAAGAGGATATAAAGTAGGAATATGGTCGGGAGAGTTACAAGACTTTAGATTTCAAAGTTGGATAAATCAAATTGCCGCTGGTAAAAATTATGTATGCAAGAGAGAAGGCTTTGAAAATTATTACTATGCTCCTAAAAATATTTCCAATCAGATAAGTAATTGGTTAGAAGGCAAACTATTCCTTTACAACAACAATTATGGAAGTAAATGGCAACAACTGTTTGCTGATGTAAAAGAGCTTGTAGACAAAGAAGGTGTACAGCTTATTGTTCTTGATAACTTGATGGCATTGCAGATTGACAACTATGAAGGTGATAAATATACCCAGCAAACTAAGTTCATCAATGACTTAAAAGAATATGCTAAAGCTAAGAATGTGCATGTGCTGTTAGTATGCCATCCAAGAAAAGAAGGTATATTCCTACGAAAAGAAAGCATATCTGGCACAGCAGATTTAACTAACTTAGCTGATTCTGTATTCATCATACATCGAATAGGAAAAGACTTTGAACAGAGGGCAGGGGAGTTCTTCGGCAAGGACAAAGTTCTGCCATATCTAAAGTATAACTCTGTAATTGAGGTCTGCAAGAACCGAAGCATGGGAGTGATAGACTTATTAGTAGGCATGTACTATGAGGTCGAATCCCGTAGACTTAAGAACGAAATATCGGAAAACATTGTCTATGGCTGGCAGGAGCAGCCAGCACAGTTGACATTTGAACCGACACCCGAATCTGATGTTTCTGACTTACAAGACATATATGACAATATGAGCAATCAATTACCGTTTGGTAACGAATTGCAGGAATTACCCTTTTAAAATGGAAAATAAAATCGAATTTACGAAAATAGAGCAGTATTTACCGAAAGAAGGCGAAGAAGTTCTATTCCTCTGCGAAAATAATATGATTTTTCACGGGGAATATCTATTAGGTAATTGGTTCATGTATTCGCCAGAATATAGTAGCAAAATTATAAGCAATATCTGCCCATTCAGAGTAATAGGATGGGTAGGAATAAATAACTTTATTTTTTAATCAATTAAAAGAATTAATCATGTTAGTACAATTAATGGAAGCAAAAGTTTCTTACGTGAAAATCAACGAAAGAGGCAAGCAAAAGAGAGTAACAGAAAAGTATCTTGTAAACGCTATGAGTTGCACAGAATGCGAAAAACTGATGAATGAAGAACTGTCTATCTACCAAGCAGAAGAGTTCTCAGTTCTTGCGGTTGGACGAACAAACTTCCAAGAATTTTTGGGAGATAAGGACAAGGAGGACAAAAAGCTCTTTAAAGTGAAGCTCAACTACATTACTCTAAACGACGAGGGCGACGAGAAGAAGACACCTTGCATGTTGATTGTTGAAGCTGATACAACAGAAGAGGCAACAAACACTGTCAAAGAAGCTATGTCCGCTTCAATGGCTGATTGGAGAATTGGACAAGTTGTTGAATCTAACTATGTGGATATTGTGAACTTGTAGTTTATAATCTCGTTTATTTTAAGCTGAAAGGGAGGGAGTAATAATTGTACTTTCTCTCTTTCTTTTAACACAATTCTGAGTCCTATTTTTTGGAACTTTCCAAAATTTCAGCTACTTTTGTCACTGTAATCAAAACCAATTTTACAATGAAGATAAAATTTAAGAAGCTGGATAAATCAGTTCCTTCACCATTCAAGAAATACCCATCTGACTTTTGCTGGGACTTATACGCTACTTCATGCGAGGAAATTGCACCTAACGTTTATAAGTATGGATTAGGCATTGCGATAGAAATGGAAAGAGATTGGGAAACTATATTGAAAGGTTCTACTATAGACATGGGATTGAACACAGATATAGATTTATCCAAGTGTCCTTTTCATTTGTCACTTGACCTTAGACCAAGAAGCAGCGTTTGGGAAACGGGAATGGTTCTTAGTAACTGCGAAGGTACTGTGGATGAACTATTTAGGGGGGGCTTATCAGCCGTGTTCTATCATTTGTTAACAGATATGCCAAAGTACGAGGTAGGAGATAGAATAATCCAAGCTAAGATAGGTATTACCTTGCCAATCGAATGGGAAGAAGTGGAAGAGCTTTCTGATACCGACAGAGGTGCTAACGGATATGGTAGTACGGGACAAAAGTAAGAACCATTATGGAGAGGTGGATAAGTGTAAAAGAATACGCAAGGAGAATTGGCAAGACTACTTCGGCTGTCTATTATATGATAGCTAATAATAAGGTCGAAGCCCGTCACTTTGCCTATGGAAATAAAAAAGGTCACTTAATAAAAGTAGAAGATGGTGAAGATAAAAGTGAATGTGAAGACGAAGAACGATAGTATTCCGTCTGACACTACGAAGAGAAAGATGCCAGTTATCACAAATCCTAAGATACGTAGAACTCCTCGTAGAGATGATACTAATGTTGGTGATATACGTGTTAAAGTTAAATTTCAAAAAGATACGGTTAAAGCATCTCCGACTTTAGAGAACCCAGATGTTATTATTGAACCACGTCATAATGAAACACCAGTTGGAAATATTAAGTTAAAAGAATGATTCTATACGAAATGATACAGTTGTTGTTAAGATAAAGAGAAAGTAATGAATAGTTTATATCCTATATTAAGAAAAGTATTAGTTCAAGTAACTAAGATTGCCACAACAGTATTATTACTGATTGTGTTAATTGACTACTTTGAAAAACTTATAGCATTTAAGTTTGAAAGTGTGTATGAGGGTACAGATGGATATTACTATCTTTATACTCCTATATCATTTACCATTGCAGAGTATATTCAAATCTCATTCATTACTTCTCTATTCTTACTCATTCTTAGTATTTCATTAAGATTTTGTTGGAGGCATCAAATTGGCATTGTTTACCTTTTAATTCTTTGCGTCCAAAGAAACTTCAATGATGTCTTATTCACATCGAATTCCGCGTTTCTGACTATCTGCTACACTAACATAGCAGTCATTCTCGTTATCCTATTCTTAGGCATTCAGCAATTCTTTAGAAACATTAAATCGGGACAGCATTAGGTTGCTGCCCCACAAATAATATGTACTATAGCCTTGGGCGGGCTTTATAAAACCCAATTATAATGATATGAGCAATTTTATTGGTAAAAAAGTAATTATTAGAGCAGACAGAGCAGGAGTATTCTTCGGAACACTGAAAGAAAAGAATGGCAGTGAAGTTGTATTGACAGACTGCCGCAGATTGTGGTGCTGGTACGGAGCTGCATCCATTTCACAGCTTGCGGTCGAAGGGACAAAAAGACCAAGCGAATGTAAGTTTACCTTAGTCGTACCCACTATCACAATACTTGGAGTAATCGAGATTATTCCTTGTACGGAAGAGGCAGTCAAAATCATTGAGGAGGTAGACGTATGGAAGAACAGATAAAGCTATTTCTTAGCTCTGGCTATGGCTATGGCTATGGCTCTGGCTATGGCTCTGGCTCTGGCGATGGCTCTGGCTATGGCTATGGCGATGGCGATGGCTCTGGCTATGGCGATGGCTCTGGCTATGGCTCTGGCTCTGGCTCTGGCTATGGAATTAAAACATTCAATGGCGACAAAGTATATATCATTGATGATATTCCTACAATTATCAAGCATATTCATGACAATGTAGCTAAAGGATATATACTGAACGATGACTTTACATTGACTAAAACATTTGTTGCAAAAGAGAATGGGAAATTCGCTCATGGAGAAACATTGCACGATGCGTTTGCTTCGCTTCAAGAAAAATTGTATGACGATTCAACCGAGGAGGAAAGGATAGAAGCTTTTAAAAAGCATTTTCCAGACTTTACTAAAAAGGTATCGGCTAAAGAATTATTTTATTGGCATCATGTGCTAACCGGTTCGTGCAAGCAAGGAAGGTTGTCATTCTGTATCAATAAAGGTATAGATATTGAAAAAGATTCATTTACAATATATGAATTTATAGAATTAACTAAAGAATCATATAATGGAGATATTATAAAGAAACTATTATGAGTTGCCATAACAAACTACAGCAGCTTTGCAGAAAGTATCTGAAAAAGTTGTACCGGAAAGCGAGAGATATCGGTCTTGATGAATTTGTCGAAAAGACTATTGCCGAAAACGAAAATGGACGATGCACAGCCACAGTAGAACAAGTCAATATGCTGGCTTCTCTATGTGGGGATGATAGAATAAAAAGGGAGGAAATTCCCAACTTACTCGGTCTGTCATACCGGAAGTGTAACGAACAAAAGATTTTTAAAAGAATACGTAAATTTAAAGACAAAGGTATCTACTCCAAAGTAGATGCTATAATACTAAAAGACCAAATGATATGAAGAAGATTAGACACAATTTCAACAAAGGGATTAAGCTGCATTTAGCTTGTGCAAATGACTTTCTTAGACCAGTAATGAATTGCATATATTTCAAAGATGGATATGCAATTGCCTCCAACGGAATGATATTAATTAAAGCTTGCCTAAATGAGATTTGCAACTTTAGCGAAGAAGAGAAGGAATTACTGGAAGGTAAACTAATTAGTGCAAAGAACTTTAAGGAAATCATCAAGCATACTATTATTGAGATTGAAGAAGATGGTTTCCACGCTATATATGACGATTGGGACATAAAGTATAAGTTTGCAACTGGAGACATGAAATATCCCAATTATAACGAAGTTATAAGTCAATTCAAACCGGGATTTGCGGAAAAGGTACTTATTGACCCACTTAACATTGAATTGATAGCCGATGCTTTGAATGAAAGGAGAGGCATAAGATTTCATTTCCCTAAAGATGATAGCAAAGGAATTAAGATTACATTTTCCGACAAAGAGTTATCTCTATCCGAAGCTCTTCTAATGTCTAAACTTGACTATTGATATGACGGAGCAAGAATACAAGGACTTGGCAAATAGTCAACCAAAGTATTACTATGAACCAAGAGGAAGAGAGTGGGCTTTATATGAGCGAGAAAAGGACGGCATGGGAGGGACTAAGATATTTGAGCATTGGGATAGAGAAGTTGTCCGCAAGCGATGCTATGAATTGAATGGCTGGGATTATAAACCGTCAGATGAATAGCCTATGCTACAGAAAATGTGCAGAAAGTATCTAAAAAGACTTCTCCCGGCTGCAAAGGAAGTAGGGTTGGAAGAGTTTGTAGTTACTACCATAGATAAAAACAAGTCGGGTACTTGTGTAGCCACCAGACAGCAGGTCGATATGCTTGCCTCAATGTGTGAAGATAATCGGGTTAAACGTGAAGAAATACCAAATATTGTAGGTAAGTCATACCGATTCTGTCTGACTGGTAATCTTTTTAAGAGAATACGTAAATTTAAAGACAAAGGACTTTATTCCAAAATAGATACTTTGTTATTAAGTGAAGAACTAAAAACCAAATGATATGAAAATACTGATTGATATTCCCGATTGCTTCCTTGATGGGGACGATACTATGGTGAACATAGAAAGTGAATCTTTCTCATATTGTAGGGTGAACCAGACCTATCACGGTTCACAAGATTCATTGGATGATGAAGTCAAAAGTAAACGACTAAAAGAGTTATGCTATGATGTATGCGATATTTTTATTACAATGATTAAGGAGGAACTAATATGTTTGTAGATAAAAAAATAGGTGAGAGATTTGAATATGAAGGAGTAATCTTGGAAGTAGTAAATGTGCTTGATTTCCCTTGTGGAAAATGTTTCTTTTATCAGAAAGAATGTGATAATATATACTGTTTACCGCATCAGAGGAAAGATGAAGAGAGTGTATCTTTTAGAGTGGTTGAAAAGGAACATATTAGTACCGTTCAAGACTGCGAACTGGCAGTTAGAGTAACCGAAGAAAAGGCTATTGAAGTGGCAAGGCAAACGATAGCAGATATCTTTAACGAAGTACATGGTATTAATCAGATTATGTACTTGGAGGACTTTGTAGCAAGACTTAAAAAATAATGATATGATAAGAAAAATAAAATTTAGAGGAAAGGACATTGATACGGGAGAATGGAGATATGGATATCTCTCTTTCTTCTATACTGCCGGAAGGGATAAAAACGGATTTATCCTTACGGATAAGGCTCAAATATATTCCCCAGAAGACGGATGCTGCTACGACGTATTGGCTGAAACCGTTGGGCAGCTTACTGGAAAAACCGACAAGAATAGAAAAGAAATCTACGAACATGATTTGCTTCAAGACGAAGAAGGAGTTATTTATGAAATTTGGTATTCGGAAGAAAAGGCGTGTTTCATGGCAGAAATGGTAAATCCTCAAAATGATATGGTAGATATTCTTGGAGGATATGGCACTGAAAGATGTTTTGAGATAGTAGGTAACAAATTTGATAATCCTAATTTGTAAAACGATGAAAAAACAAACTTGGAAAATGCACTTTAATAAAGGAGTGCCATGTACATGGGAATATGAACCTTATGATGAAGAAAGAGAAAACTATACCTTTGAAGCAGACTTATACATAAAGGATTATGGCGGAGGCTATTCATCAGCAGTAATTTACCTTTGTCCGTGGCAAGAAAGGAATAAATACTTTTGGAACTTAAAGGTCAATTATCAAGTATTTCTGAGCGATTCTATTGATATGCTTCAGAACGCAGTCAAAGGTAGAATCAAAGGTACATTTACTTGGGTAAAGAATGGGTCTAATTATGGGATTAAATTAGTAGTAGCTAAAGAATAATAGTATGGTAATAAATACAAGATTCAGTGTAGGCGACCATGTAATATATCGTGATGGAATGGAAATTTACGAGGTCAAAATTGAAAAAATTACCATCATAGCAACGGGAAAGTATCTGCACTCTACTAAATATGAATTTGATAATGGGATGCACTGCTTTGAAGGAATTTATCCCGATTGGGATAAAAGAATGTTTGAAAACAAATACTACTTTGAAAGGTGGTATAACGAATTTGGTTCACATGGTAATATATTAACTTAGACATTATGATAATAGACACCGAATTTAATGTAGGAGATACAGTGTTCTACCTACAAGGATATACAATATGTATAACTACTATTAGTAGTATAAGTGTTGAATGGTCGTATGCAGATGATAGATTTGTAATGGTTTATAAACTTGCAGATGGTTCTACTTCTTTGAGGAATGATTATCCCAAGTGGAACAGACCATTGTTTCAAACCCAAGAAGCCCTTTTTAAATACTTACTAAAAGAGAATAATTTACATGAAAAATCAAACATTGTCGATTGAACAGATGCAGCATTTGCAGAAGATAGGAGTAGATACAAGCAACGCAAGTATGGTATTAATTGCTACAGATAATGATGGCTGTACTTTAGATTGGGAAGAAGCATTAGATTATATGAAATATGGACAATCAGACGTTTACTTTAAGCTATTGGATGCTGAAATGGGAGATTATAACCATTCATATCGGGAAGACTGCGGAGTGTTCACCTTGCAAGACGTTATTGATAAACTTCCAAAGTTCATAACGCCTATGCCATCAAAACAAATTCGTTTCTCATGCTTTATAAACATATTTGGTGGTATCAAGTATGTAAATGAAGATGATGTAAACGATGTATTGAAGTTAATTAGGGGGAATAATCTACTTGAAACTGATGAGTGGAAGGGGGATGTAAATGAATAAGGCTATACTTGTAGGATGGATTACTGACATTAGAGAAGTCGGTAGTTATGGGGTAATGGTGAAACTCAAAACTTGTGAAAAGGGTTTCACCACCCAAAAAGGCTATAAGATAGCTGATAGGATAGATTATCATGTATGCCTTGCAAAAGGAACAATTACACGATACATTCTCGACAACTTCAATGTAGGCAACTTAGTTGAACTTACTGGGAAGATATACAACAAGCTGGAAGAAACCAAACATGGCGATAAGGTTCAGTTAACCAATATCCACATACAGACAATCAATCTGTATTCTCTGAACAACATATCTCCAGTTTCAAAAAGCAATGGTGATACAAAATCTGTAGAAAATCCCGATTTATATTTTGAATAACTAAAGTTTATTGCTACATTTGTGCTACAAACTTTTGGTTCATAATAACAGCATTTTAAACCCTATTCTTTAGCTTGCGAAAGTGACATTTCTAATTTTCTTGTAGGGAGGGATTAATTTCTCTCCCTTATTTTTTGGAACTTTCCAAAATTTAGTCTATCTTTGCTTCATCTTAAAAAAGAAAATCAATGGATAAAAATAACTATTTAGACGATTGCCTCGCAACGCTTCAAATTCCGTCACTCCCTAAAAAAACTTGGGACAAGGTTTCCGAATTTAACAAAGGAATTTGCCTTGTAAGACGGATTGACGGAACAGAAAACTATGCAATTTGTCGGTACAATAAAGAGAAGGACGAAGCTGTCAAAGTCGTTAAAGATTTCTGCTTGGCGACATTTACAGAAATTCTTGAATGCTATCCAGTTCCCGACTTTGTGGAAGCTGACATTGAAAGTATGGACTTGGACGAAGCCAATAAAATGGCAATGGAAGAGTTGCTGGAAGAACGTCAAGAAGCTATCATGGAAGACGTCGAAGTTGAGGAGGAGAAACTTCCGGAGTGGATATATCCATTCATCAGCAACCGGGAAGAAGCTCTTGCATTCCTTAAAAGTAAGAGAATAAGAAACGCCCACTCTCTGAAATCTGACGAAGCTGTCAAAGCTAAATTGTATTTAGTTTACGAGGACGAAAAAAAGAAAAATAAATAACCAAAGGCACTTATATACAAAGTGACACTTAGTATATAACCTAATGCCAATGTAGCGAAAACCAAGCTACGCAGAGAGATTTAAAATAGTATTAACCCAACCGATGGCGTATCGGGGATTGGACGGTGAGAACCCAACTATGGACGACCGGAGCGCAAGCTCCCTAAGAAGTAGCGGCTCGATGAAACGTCAAGTTGTTCAAGTGTAAGCTTGGATATAAACGCCTAACCAAAAATGAGATGATGGATATTAGTAAAATGAGCAAGGCACAGCTTATAAAACTCATAGGTACTTCCTATGTATTCGTGCCAAAGACCAAAGGACACATGTATTGCAGACTGGACGATAGAGGAATTTCTATTGCAGTTACCGACGATTACTCAGTTGTGTCTACCAACTTCCATAGAAACGTATTTACCAATGTAGTAAGTGGCGGTTATTCTAATCCTTATCTGTGGCTTAGAACATTCTGTGAGTGCATCGAAGCAAACAAAGAATTTGGAGAAGTTAAGGACAAGAATGGGAATGTACAAGGTTTCAGCTTCTCTCAACTGATGGAACATGCTGACGAAATGCCGGAAGAGATTGTTAAGGTATTGCAGCATACAGAGCGATGGATTTATACGCTTTCCGAGCCAGCCTTTGCCGTTGGAGGAGATACATTGCAAGTCACCAATGTAATGTGTATGTACTTCTCATATTTGGCAAAAAGTAATACCATGCTCATGCCAGCACCTTCCGATATTTCTCGCAACGAATTTTATCAGAAGTATATCGAAACTATCCGCTATCTTTCTCTTGAAACAACGCTTGATGAAGAAAAGGTAAAAGATTTGAAGGAACAAATCTGCAACATCGAACGTGAGGCAATGAACAAGATTGAGATTCTGATAAGGGATAACGGTGGTGAATTTAAACAATCAATTGCCATTCCTAAAAGAGAGGTTGATGAAGGAGAAGCCTTAAACGAAATGAGGAGTGACACTTAGCTTTTTATAAAAAAAGCCAATGTAGCGAAAACCAAGCTACGCAGAGTGATTTAAAATAGTATTAACCCAACCGATGGCGCATCGGGGATTGGACGGTGAGAATCCAACTATGGACGACCGGAGCGCAAGCTCCCTAAGAAGTAGTGGCTCGATGAAACGTCAAGTTGTCCAAGTGTAAGCTTGGATATAAACGCCCGAAATGAAGAATGATAACGTGGAGTAACATTGTTGCGGTCGTAATAGGCATGGCATTTATATACTGGCTATACAAAATTAGCGATTATGGAAATCCTTTTATAGCTGGCTTTATGAGCGTTTTATGGTTTTTCTCTCTAATCATTTTTTACGCGATTTGGGGAGGAATATTTTGGTGGTAATTAAACTAACAACATGAGTAAGATAGAAAGATTTAAAGAGATAGTTGCTGAAATGGCAACGCTCTACGAAAACAAGAACAAAGATTATGGCGATTCATTCGGCAAGTCAATCAAAGAACATGGCAATATAGCTGGCATTGTTCGCATGGAAGATAAGTTTAACCGATTGAAGTCATTGCTTAATAGTAATGAGAAGCCTAATTATGAATCGGTGTCTGATACGCTGACTGACCTTGCAAACTACGCCATTATGATGCGTATCGAACTTGAAGGTAAAGAAGGTACTACTCAAAAGGCTACTCAATTTGAATGTAAGGTAGATGCAGACCTATCATCTCTTGTCGGTAAAATCATGACTTGCCCACACAAAAGTCTGTTAGAGGACGGAGCAGAGGAAATAAATAAAGCTTTGCGCCAGATATTGGCAGATTTAGAAGAAACAGAGAGAATCTTTAAAGAACCTTTTGAAGATTCAGATATAATCAAAGAAAAGATATTAAAGTCTTTAGCTAATAGGTTCAAAGAAATTGCCGATGATATATTTTGTACAATAAAATTCTAAAGTGGTCGAATTTGACTACTTTAAAATACCGTCTGTGAAGATAGTTTAGATTGATTTTCAATTTTTCATTAAGAGTGATTTTAATATTCTTATACCCTTCTTGCTTGTGAAAGTAGGAAGGTTTTTTGGAACTTTCACAGATTTAAGCTACATTTGTAGCGAAGTCTAAACTTAAATATTTAACGAAATGGCTGGAACAACTTTTACCAACAAGCGACTTTCCTATCATGTGTCTAACACAAATGGCACTATCACATTGGAAGGTGACGCTACAATCAATTCACAATCATTGATTGATTCATTCAACGGTAGTGTAAACTCTACTACCGGACAGTACGGCAACTTCTCTTATTCTGAATCCGATGGGGGACAAGTCAACAGAAGCTACAACGGCTCAAAGGACATCGAAGTAGAGGCTTGTGACCTTATTGATTCTGTAATTGAAGACCTCAAAGCAGAAGCGTTGAAATAATGGTTAATTACGAGCAGACAAAGAGTTTAATGAAATCAAGAGGGGTAGATAACCTCTCTCCTCTTGACTTCTCCTTTTCTATGATGGTAGCCATTGGTATCAATGAGATACAATCCTATATGGTTACTATCAGAGGAAAAGAGTATGAAAAGAAAACCGAAGAACAAATACCTAAGTTCCGTGAAAGATGTAGCTTGGAGATTACAGACTATCTTGAACGGACAGATATTAAAGAAACTATAAGGTTTCTTAGGACAGAGCACGATAGGAATATCAAAGATACTGCCTTGCAGCTTGAAGATATTGACTTCAACGCAGAAGACTTAAGAAAGATATTGGCGAAGTTCTTGAAAGAGAAATACAAGGACATTGACGCAGCCGATGCAAAGGACTTGCTCAACGCCATCAAAATATACGTGGATAAGTTCGGAGATTCCGGAGAGGATGGGGTTGCCAAGTTCAACCGACACTTTATCCAAGTCTATCCTCCATATAATGCTGTATGCCCCAACTGCGGGAAAGAAATTGACCTTCCTCGTGGTGTCAATTCTAAATGCAAGCATTGCGACCATCAGTTTGTATGGAGTGAAGAAAAGGAAAGATATTATTAATGACACTCATATACAAAGTGATGTATATAATTGTCATTGATTTGTTTAATCTCATATTTGATAGTGTTAGTAGACGGCATCGGTCTGTGAAGATAGATGCTTTTTAGTAGAAACATTTTAAAACAACATAATAATGAAAACATCTAAAATTGTAAGCGTTTATAAAACAATGAACGACAGCAAACTCACTAAGATGGAGGATGCTGACAAGTTTAAAGTTATTAAAGCATTGAGAGCCATTAAGCCAATCAGTGAAGGCTATGAGGAGTTTGTCAAGCTGACACACGAGAAGCTGAAAGACGATAAAATGGAAGAGATGCAGAAGAAAGCCCAACACTGGCAGGAAATGCAGTCACAAGGAAAGGAAGTTGAATACTCCTTTGAGGAGCGCAAGGAACTCAATGAGTATTTCCAAAACTTCAACAATACCATTGAGAAGCTGATGAAGGAAGAGGGCGACAAAGAAAACGAACTCACCTATGACAAGTTGAGTGAGGATGCTTTCGGAAAGTACATCGCTTCCAACGACTTCAATGTAAGTACCATCATGGACTTGCAGGAAGTTCTTGTAGGAGAATAGTATTTGTTGCATATTACATAGTTTATTTAGAGGTTAGGGGGAGCTTGTGAAAGTTCCCCTTTTCTATTGTTACGTTATTGGTCGTAGAGGTACTACGGAATCTGTATATCTCGATGAATCAAGAGTAACCCAGACTTTATAGGATTCGTCTGCTTCTATATCAAATGTCTTTCTGATAACTGTGTATGTTTCACCAGCAGCCACAGTGAATGTTCCTAACTCTAATTTTGTTTCACCAACCATCTGTGGGTCAAACAAGTCATGTTTAGCGAAGCGAACCCACAGCCAATTATTAGTAAAGGTCTTGCTTGAACTTGTCGGGTTCTTGACTTGAACAGTCACGGTCAATGCAGTTGCAATCATTCCAATACCAGCATTGATGATGATATTATATGTGGTACTTACTACTTGTATCTCGGCAACCTTAGTATTAGGCAAAGTGAAATAGCCAGCAGCCTTATCTGCGTCCAGTCTGCCAAGCTTTACAGTAGACAAGAAGGGATAGACATTATATGTGCTTACTGGCAATCCTCCAACTGGTACTTGTACCAGCATTGTCCCTGGACTGTCAGCAGTCAGTCGTTGCGACCTTGTTCCTCCTTTCTGAACCATATATACACCAAAGTACATATCCCCTAATGTATAAGTCACACCCTGCCATACCAATCCACCTATATCACTTAACGATAGACTTTCTCCCGTTGAAGATGATGGATTATAAGCTACTGTGGCAAAAAAGGTGCTGCCACTTAGATTATCTACTTGCTTTGGAACTGTAAACGAGTGAATTGGAGCCATTGCTTCCGGCATATACCCTTCAAAGTCAAGAAGCCGGAAAGGTGCATTGCTTCCTCCTTGTGGCGGTGAATACTTATATCCATTTGCTCCGTCAGAAGTCATTTTACTTACTATATCCTTATAAGTACCAGCCTGCGCACCGCTTGTATCAATGCCACAATTCCCATTACTGCTTTTCCACCAATTTGAGTTTGTAAGATTGATATTTTCTGATGGGTATATTACGGGCTTATACTTTGCCCACATATTTGTTTTGCCATGAGTATTCTTGCACAAATAACCTAAGTCATTACTTGATACACCCAATGCTGTGCGGACATCATCAATACTGACGGGTGCTACGATTTTCCCACTTGATATTGGCATAAATAAACTATTTAGTTCTTGAAGAACTTGGTAAGAAACATGGCTTTGAGCTACCCGCAGCAGCATTGAAGCCGTTAACAACTCTCACTTTCTTTTTCATATCATTCTATATAATACATTGTAGATTAAACTTTTACACAAAGATAAACATAATTATCCACAAATGCAAGTTACCAAGTTCTTCAAGAACTAAATACTTGCGATATGTCAAATAGCGGAGGAAAGATTACAGCACCAGTAAGCATAGACGATGTGCGGACTGTTTTAGGAGTTTCAAGCTATGACTTGGGTACACTATGCAAAAACAGTAACGGCAAAATAAACAAATGGTCTAAATATAAACCAGACAGACAGACGTTTGTAGTTGCGAAAGGAGGTAACTATGTCAGTTAATAGTGGAAGATTAATAGCTCCATTAAATATTGGAGTAGATATACCAGCAGCAATAGGTTATTCAAGTACCGATTTAGGAACATTATGTAAAGCAGATTCTATTAATAAATTTGCAAAGTACAAGCCAGTTAGATATGCTAAATTTAGCGAGTTAACTCCATTAGAAAGAAAATCTACAAATTATGGATTGTCTTGTTATGAAGTTCCAGCTTTAGTAACAGAAATGGTAAGTTCAATACCTACTACTGGAAAATGGGGATATACAAAACCTAATGAATATTATAGAGCAACTGACTTTTTAAATGAAGACTATCCTACTAATTTTGGATATAATCATTCAGCAAAAGCTCCTGCTTCTGGATTTAAAAATATAACTATTTATAGTGATGAAATAAATAGTTTGCCTACCTATACATTTAATGCTAAATTTGGAGATAGTTCTTGGGAAGGTATTGGAGATACTTCGGGAATAGAAATCCCATTAAATCAACTTACTATAATAAGTGGAATGCCAATTTCAAATGGTAATTGGAGATTTGGATTAGCAATATATTTCCCACATGAAAACGGAGGTTATATTGTTCAATATGCTTCACATGAGAAAGCTATTACCTCTTTAAGTTCTTCTGCTGATATTTCTAAAATGATTATTAATCTATCATTATCAGATAGAGTAAAACAGTATATAAAATCAGCTATTGATAAGAATGTAAAAACATTAGATGCTATTCCATTCATAGGCTATAATCTAACTTATGTAACTACTGACCCAGCAGGCAAATACTTCCGTTTCTTAGGAGGAGGAAGAGCTTTTTGTATGCCAGAAGGAGAGAAAATTACTATTAATATAAAAAATGCTTCCGAAGTTTATAATGTAAAAGTTACTGGTGGATATGTAATGTATTATAATATCGATGCAGGAAATAGAAATTTTGCATTGAATGAAGGTGGAATAAGTACTTGGACTAAACCTAAAAATAGTTATTCTTGTGGTATGACTGTAATATTTGATTTTTCTTATAACTCTACTGAAAAATTATTAAATACTTCTAATGTATATTTAGGATTAGAAACTGCTTATATTAATCAAGCTGGCTCTATTGAAATGATGAAAAATGGGACATGGACTGCTGTAACATCTGTTGCAAGTGCTGGAACTTATAGAATAACAGCAAGAGATAGCTATACGGGAGGAACAAGAACTGCTTTATCTACACTCTTAAATAATTTACCTTCTTATACTACTAATAATAATATTCAACCAGTATTAGGAATATGGGTTAGATTTGGAGTAAATGGGGTAAATGTTGATAAAAAAGGAGCTTCCATAACAGTTAGAATGTTAGACCCATTATAAATCTTGCTCATATCAATAAGTTTTCGTATATTTGCAATAGATATAGAACTTAACTTGATAGGTTACATGATTTTTTTATTCATTTTTAAAGCATTTGCTGGGAAGTAAGTGCTTTTTTTATTAAAATAAGTTTTCAAGATATAGTAGTTGAAGAGCGATATTTTACATTGCCAGATTCATTAATTATTAATATTATCTGTATTGGCATTTTAGTAGTAGATGAAATTACTTGTAAAATATAATCTGTACCTTCAATGTCAGAGCTTTCGTATGCTATAATAATATTGTAATAAGCAGAAGGAGTATTCAACAATGAAAGTGTTATTTCTTCATTTGTCTTTCCGGTAATGTCAATACCATTATCTAATAATTCTTTAATTTCTGGACTATCCTTCGTATATGGAGTATCAGCATATTTATTTGCAGAAGGGGCAAGAAATATGTCTTGTAGCCATTGAGGTAATGGTTTATTACCCCCCCATAGTTTAGAGTCGTAAAACTTTTCAGCCAAAGCATCATCCATTAAAATCTTTCTTAACTTTTCCATTTTATTCTAATATTATTAAGTTGTCATTAGCATCTATCTGAATCCCAACAAACTTCATTTGGGGCAAGGAAATTATTCCAAGTATTTCAAGTCCCGTCTCCCTCTTGATACTTGAACGCACTCCAGATATATCGGCAATAAGAAATTGAGAGATGTCTTTCCCTTCAAAATTCGCAAAAGTATTACAGTAGTAAACATCATTCATTTCTCCTCCGGCACCAACTATCGTACCGGGAAACCTACGTCCTTTGAGAAGTCCGTACTTCTTAACTTTGTCCTCTGCAATTAAAGCAACACTTGCTCCCGTATCTATCAAGAAATAGGCTGGCTTACTATTTACTGTACATTCAATGATAAGCCTCTTGTCGGAAAGTGATTTAATCTGTTTCATAGGATGGTATTTTTAACGATTAAAGATAAGTATTCTCGTCTACACGGTGCATCTTCAAAGTACCCATAATATAGTTCCGACCAGTAGGACGATTAACTATTATAGTTGTAGGTTCGTAAGAATCCAAACATACAAACTTGCTCTCTGCACCAGCATATTCAGATTTGATAGTCACTTGATGACTTGTCATATAACTAATGAAGTTCTTGTGAACCGTACGAACATCAACCGTTCTATCGTGGAAATCGTCTATGATAAACGAAATCTCTACATCGGGATTTTTGTAGCACACTTTATCCGGTACAAAGACATCCTCCTTGTTGCTGTTAATCCAAGAAGCCGTATAGATATTCTTGGGTTCTCCTTGTGCAAGAAAGCCGTCCATCTTCAATATACGAAGACCTTTCCATTTGACTGTAAAGTCAGTATAGTTTTCGATACCAGCTTTTACGAAATATATGTTTGCTCCTATCATTACAGTCTTAAATCTTTAGTGAACATTTTTACTTTACCATCATTCTCTAAAACCTTCACTTCACATTTGGGAGAATACATATAGACTACAACATTACTGTGTACGTCTACATAGTCAATAGTCAAAACACTTTCATCAAACAGATAGATACGTATGGCATTGAATCCGTCTAATTCCAAGTGAACATTAGACTTGTTAGATATATATATAGTTGGGCATTTAGTTTCTTGTACCGATATGCGGCTATCACATTGGACGAAGTGAGAAACGTCCTCTTTTAAGGTTATATAATCGTGATTATCTACCCACATAGAGTAAGTATAACCATCCACTCCATCAACATTATTAAAAGTGTGCTTCCCATTTATATAGTCAGCAAACTCCCTTTTCAAAAAGTCTACGGACATTCCCCAGCCTTCATACATTGAAGTTGCCATATATGGAATACTCTGTTGCTGCAAGGCAAGCTGCATTAGCTTCTCTCTATCCTCCTTGCAGGCTTTCCACTCCTTATTGTACTCGCTACACAAGTCCCGTAACAAAGAGTTTTTGTAAAAGTATAGTAAGTTATGCTCCATCATTCTTCTTTAAATAAGGAAACTATAAAATCACGTCCAGCACCCGTCCACCTTCTATCATAAATAATGCGTCCGTTATCTAATACAGTTTGCTTAACAGAAGTGTAACCTAAGTCGGCATACTTGGCATATAATAGCCATGTACCGTTTTGCTTAAACTGAACTTCCATCTTAGCTAACCGATTGTTAAGTTCTATTGCAGACCTCAAACCAACTTCCTTTGCAATCTCGCCAGCAGTATAAGTTTTAGAATCATGCACCAAGCGTTTAACATTGTCTTGTGCCTCCTTAGCTTCAAGTAACGCCTGCTGTTTTGCTTCATACTCCAAAGCCCATGCTCTTGCGGCTTCTGCCGGATTATTGAAGTTAGGCAATGTGATACCGGAAACAGCCTTCTCCTCACATGTAATGAAATACTTTCTTGCCTGCTTTCCTCGTTCATTGTTTTCAAGCATTGACAACTCCTTAGCCATTCCAATTGACAGTGCATATTCTATTTTACTAACTTGCTGATTATCAGTCTTCATAAAATTATGATGTCTGATATTCAATAAGTTACCTTGATAGTCAAAGCAAAGTACTTCAAAATCTTTTCCTTCCTCAAAATCATATCTACTGATTCTCCCTTTTATCCAATCAGCAAATTGTTGCTTGCTTTCAAGAAAAGCATGTAAATCACGTGCGTTAACCGCTTTTTGTCCGTTGTTCTCTTTAATAGGAATCAATATTCCTAAATCATTATTTTCTTTCATATTTACGATGTTTATACGGTATTAATAATAGTGAGGGAGAAGTGCACCGTAACCACTTTCAACAAAGGAGCGACCTTTATCTATCTCCCTCACTACAAATATATTAATTAATCGGGTAATATCCTAACATTTACACCATTTCCTGCGGCAGTAGAAATATTTACCGTCCAAACTTGAATGGCTTGAAGTATCTGATAACTACTTCTCATTTGAAGTAACATCTGCGACATCGTTCCTGCATTGACATTAGTCATATCCCATATACCTTGCAGAATAGTAGTTTGTTGGAACACTTGCCCACTAACCATATTTAAATAAGCTTCAATAGCCCCAGCAGTTTCTTCGGTCACCGAAGAGATTCCTTTCTGTAAGGAAGAAAGGGCTGCGTCTTTCACTCCACTACCGAACTCTATACCAAGCTGACCCATCAAGTTCTTTAAGTCCTCGTTTATCAAAGGAATTAACTCTTTACCTAAGTCAGCTATCTGTTTGGCTTCTTCGGTAGTGATACCTACACCGCCAGCAGAGTTTTCTTCGGTAAATCTCTTAACCATAGCAAACATGCTCTTTAACCGTTCTCCGACAATCGTAGAAGCAAGCGACTTGACAATCATATTTGTTATTAAATCATCGAAGCTCTCCTCTAAATTTTCCATTGTATCAGCACCTTCTTTCCAAGCTGAAATCCAAGAATCGGCAAAGCTTTCTGCGGCAGATTTTACATCTGTACCGAGCAAAGTGTTTACTATATTAGTAGTAGCATCATCAATGGCATTCTGTAAGTCGGTAACTTGACCCTCTAATTCTATGATTTTGTCTTGGTCGCGGTTTTTCTTCTTCCGGCTCTTTTCAAGTTGAAGCTGACGTTGAACTTCTGCAAGCTGTGCCTTCTGATTTGCAATAGCTGCCTTCTGCGCTGAAATTTCAGCTTTACCCATCGACTTATCAACAGCACGTTCAAGATTCTTATAAGCGTTCTCTAATTGCTTAACTCTTCTCTCGCTCTTTTCAACTTCTCTTGTGATTTTCTTGTTTCCGGCATTGAATATGGCTGATACTCCTTGCCAGATACCTCCTAATGTGTTGATTGTTCCACCTAATATATCTCCTCCTGCTATTTGAGCAATTCCTTGTGCAGCTTGTGAAGCACCTTGTATAGCTTCGCCAATAGTAGATATCGTGTCGGAAACTCCCTCGGAAAATCCCATCTGTTCAAAGATGTTTCCTATGGAACTAACCGATAAACCAAGTTGACCTACATATTCAACAGTGCTTTTAAATTTACCGTCAAGCCCTTCAAAGTTGTCCTTTAAAATCTTAACTTGGTCTGCAAGTAAAGCAAAAGGATTACGAGAATTTACTTCCGTCTTTAAAGCCTTAATACGTGCCATCAACTCTTTGTATTCATTAATTGGCATGTTGGCTCTATTAGCTACCGCAAACCTCTCTATCTCGTCAATCATATTGTTTAACGACACAGTGCTAATTGCATTCAAGTCTTGGAATGATTTCTCCCAAGCATTAGAGGTATTCTTCCATTCCTCAAAAGCTATCTTAGTCTTTTCTTGTTCCGCACCAGTATCAACAGCAAGAGAGAGTTTTGGAGCTTTCTCGTTTATAAAGTTCTGTATCTCTTCAATCTCACTTTCTATCTCCGCTCTTACATCGGGGCTTTCAGTCACAGACAACTGCAATTCCAGCTTTGCCAAATCAGAAGTTGCATCAGTAACTCTATTGGAGATAGAAGCTTGGTCTTCCAAACGTTTTCTTTCGACCTCTGCTATCTTATCCTCCATTTCAGCGTACTTATCTGCAATAGACTGGAAGTTCTTAAAATCATCCAATGCAGCTTTCTTGATAGTGTCGCTTAACCTTTTCTGAATATCTTCAATAGCTTTTGAAGCGTCACTCTCATTCTGAACCAAAGTATTAAGAGAGCTTTTCCAACTGTCAACTCTTGTGTCGTTAGGGTTCTGATTGATTAAGTCTTGTAATTTCTGCTGTTCCTTTTGGAAGGATGAAACTTTTTCCCTCAAACTATTCAATGTAGCATTAACATCAGCCTCCAACTGTTCAAGTGAAACTGGGTCATATTCAAACAAGCCAGCAAACAGTGAACCGAACTGCCCAGCACCTTCAATATCCAATTCCAGTTCGTAGCCTTGAAACATTCCCTCAATCTTGCGTTTTGCCAAAGCAACACTTGCAGAGTTTATAGAGATAGAATATTCAATCTCACTTTGTGCCTTCTTCCCGGCAACCAACTGTTTAGCTTCTGGCGATTTGAGGGTTTCAGCTATCTTATTATAGAACTTTGGAGCACTACCTTTATCAAAGGTAATCAAGTCGTTAATATCAACACTGACACCTTTAAACGCATTGTCAAATAAGTCTTGGTAAGCATCCTTTACCTTTTCAGTAGCATAAGTTATATTACCAGTGTCTTTTACAAGCTGCAAGAACTTCTTTTGAATATCATCTACCAACTTAATCTGTTGCTTCAATAAATCCATTTCCTCCTTCTTTGCCTTATTCATCTCTTTTTGAGTGCTAAGGTCAAGATTTAATGCAGAGGCAATTTGTCTTGCAACTTTCAAACGATTGGCAACATATTCTTTTTCTTCGGGACTTGCAGTAAGACCTTTAGATATTTCTTTTTGTTGTGCAGTAAGCGACCTATATTCCTTTTTCAATCGGTCAATATAACTCCAAATATCTTCATCCTGCTTAATGGCAAAGCCTGCACCAGCACCACCTCCAGCTTTCTGAACAATAGAATTAACATTCTTCTGCCAATCCTTTAACTCTACATTGTACTTTTGAAGTTGTTCGGTTATCTGGTCGTACATATAAGTATTGCCAAGTTTCTTATATGCAGCTTGAAGTTCGATAAGTCTTAGCTTCTCGTTCTTCTGATTTTGTTCCAGCTTCTTATATTTCTCATTGATATTATCTATTGCTTGACCTTCTATTACACTGGAATAAGTTGGTCTATTGCTGATAATATCACTGGCTTCACGAACTTCTTGAATAGCCTTCTTTTGCTCTGTAATCGCCTTACCTAACTTGTCAATGCTTCCGGATGAACCAAATAAAGACTGAACAACTGGATTAAGCTTTTCCATTTCAGCAGTAGAACCGCCAAGATACTTCTTAGAGATAGAGTAGAATCTTGCCATATAAGTTTCACCTTTGGAAAGTCCTTTATCCAAACTTGCAACAAAGTTTCGGGTAATCTCTTGTGCATTTACTTTAGAGATACCTCCTTCTGTCATTTTCTCTATAATATTGGCAATAGCATCTTGTTGTTGTTCAGAGTACTTTTCTGTTATTACTTGATAACTCTTTTCAAGAGCTTGTGACTTTGCTTTATTATAAATAGCATCTACAACTTTATTGTAATTTTTAGCAAGTTCAGAAGCATAGTTGATTTCAGTCAACATATTGGGGAGATATGAGCCATAAGTATTGTTTATCTCCTTCAAAGCATCGCTGAAATTTCTACTTCCTTTTTCCGATTCATTTAACTTCTTTACTAAAGCGTCAAAGTCAGAAGTCATTTGCTGTGCATTTATAAGACCGCCAGCAGTAATGCTTTCCAGTTCTTTCCTAAACTTAGTGGCATTTGTGTATGCTTGATAAATAGCAACTCCCAAAGCAGCTAATCCAGCAATTATTACCGCATAAGGATTCTTTGCAACGGCAAGAAGAGTTTTATTCAAGTTTTGAGTTGAAGCTTCTGCAAGCTTTGTCGCAGCAGCCTTATCTCTCAATGCCTTTCTTGCTATTACCAAATATTCTGAATACTTGCGTAAATTCATATTAGCAGCAAGTTGTACAGTAGCAACTGCTATTTGAGCTGTCTTATATACACCCAAAGCAGTAGCAACAACTGTCAATATATTAGCTACACTTCGCCAATTCTCAAACAGACTTCTTACAAGAGATATGCTTCCGGTTAACATGCCTTGATTCTCCTTACCAATCTCATTTAGCATGAAGTCATAAGCATCGGTTAAGTTAGATAACTGTCCTGCTAAAGTTTCAGCTTGCTTTGCTTGGAAGTCATAGAACATACCGCCTTCATCTGTATAACGATTTAAAACTTTCATTACATCAGTAAAGGAAACCATCTTATTAGACATTCTATCCATGACATCACCTACTGAAACAATTCTTTGTTCCTGCTCAGTGTACATCTTGGCAAGTTCAGAAGTTATAGAAAGACCAGCATTGGCAAAGTCACGAGCATCCCTTGCTGTAAGTACAGTCTGTGCCCTAATCTGACCTAAGTTGTAAGTCAAACGTTCCATTGGTACACCAAGAGCGGCACTAATATCTGCAATACGTTTTGAAACATCTACAAGTTCTTCTGCTTCAAAGTTATAGGCAGCAAGCATTTTTGTTGTACTTGCCAAGTCTATTACGGTAAATGGAGATTTAAGAGCTAAAGTCTGTTGTTCCCGGAATATCTGAGAACCTTTTTCAAAGTCATTAAGTACAGCACCGATTGAACGTTCAAGCAATTCATACTGACCTCTAACGTCCATAAGACTTTTTACAAATCCCGTGATAGCTCCTAAACCAGCATAGAAGAGAACTCTTTTACCTAAGTTCTTGAAGGATTCCATCAATCCGCTATTTACCTTTTGAAGCTGAACACCAGAGGAGATAGCATCAGCATTTGCTTTTTTCAAACTTGCCATTTCCTTATTTACAGTAGCAAGTTTTGCAGCATAATTAGCATCATCTGTGGAGAGATTACGTTGTACAATCTGCAAGGCTTTCAGCTTTTCAATTCTTTCTTGGATTGACTTATTGCCCATAGCCATAGCCTTTTCGTAGCTTTGACCTCCTTGTGATATTCTACTCTTCTCCTCCTCTCTTGCTATTCTTGCTGCTAAGTTGGCAGTCTGCTGACGGAGCAATATTTCTCTTTGAAGCAGCTTCTCCCTTTGAGCAACATGAACATTAATCCTTGCCTCTTGCACATCAGTTTTTACAGTAGCCAATTGCTCCATATTATTCTTAATACGGGTTGTGTTCCCTTGTATCTTAGAGAATACTTCTCGCAAATTATTGGCAACTTGCAAGGCTTGGTTCATGGAATTAACGTCTACAGATACATTCGTAGTAGTAGCTTGCGTGGCAGCAGTATTACCTTGTGCAATATTAGTTGCCCCCAAACTTTTAAGCTTGGCTTCCAACTCGGAAATCTTTGTTTCCAAAGGACGGATTTGTTGGTTAAAGCCATCAACTAAGCCCTTACCAATATTCTTACCCAATTGGTCGGCAAAGCCCTCCACACTCGCCAACTTACCTTCCAACTTGTTGGTGAAATCTTCCAGACGCTTTTCCGTCTTCTTTAGAGTTTCATCAATGCTTGATAACAAGTCCTTATCAGACATTGAAGCACTAATAACTACATCTTTATTGTCTGCCATCTCTGCTACTTTTTACTTGATTTTAGAAGAAAACCCATCTGCTTTAGCAATGGGAGTATGTCAATTGATTCTTGGTATAGTATCTAACACACTACGCTTAGGCGCTTGCAACTCACTTCTATCACTTTTACGTCGTTTCCAAAACTTCTCCCATATTTCCTTATCTTTGCCACGCAAATACTTGATATGGGTGCTGTCTACTGTCAAGAAAAGAACTTGTGCCATAGACAATCTATAAAGATAATCATCATACGTAAACTGCGGAAAGCTACGTATGAAATCACCTAAATCTCCGATTTGGCTTGCCGCCATAATGTTAATTGTTCCGCCACCGTCTTCCTCATATTCGTCTGCGAAACCATAAGAGCCTTCCCCGATATGAGCACCGTAAAAACCGGTGATAAGTCGATGCTGTTTATTGCTTCAATAATGATTGCCGCCCATTGAGCAGGCTCAAATACGGAGTTGAGAATACGAGCCTTCATAAAAGCTATCAGTTTGTCATTTCTGCTCATAACTTCTATCGCACTCGCATAATCGGTTATATCATCTGGTGAGAAGAGGTGATTAACAAGAATGATTGCTACAATCTCGGAACTTACGTCCAAGTCTGTACATAGAGCGTACATCATGCTCTTATCATCCTTAATATCCTCTTCCTTTTGTAATTTCAACGCTAATTGGAAAATACGCTGGTATGAGTATGCCCTCAACCGATGCACCTTATACTGCTTATCTCCTAACTTGACAAGCGTAGGATTGTCAGTCATAATCTCTGATATTTCCCTCTTTAGCTCGTCCGGTATAATTAAATCCTTTTCTTCCATTATCATTTGTGTATTAAAGAAAAAAGGACAGCAGCAAACAAGCCACTGCCCTTTCTCTTGATTTATAATGGGTCTTAGCCTCCAACAGAAGGTTCAGCCATCTTCATCTCAACCGTTTTGCCATCATTGTCAACTAAAGCAGTGATAGCGATGTGCAGTTTCAACGGGGCAGTCTTCAAATCAGTACCATCCCAATTGGTAGCGACCTTACCTTTGTAAATAACAATGTAGTCAATACCATTGTAGAACTCCAACTTGAACTGCTTGTAAACGTTGGTGAATGAAGAAGGCATTGTGTACAAGCCAGTAGCAGCGGTAAACTTACCGCCTTCCATAGCGGCAATCTCTTCCGGTTTGTACTTAACCAAGTCAAATTCAATCTTGTAAGAACCAAGTGTACCCACGCTATCAAGCGGAGTATCATAGAACTCACCGTTAATAGCACTTTCACTTGCGGTTTCTTGACTGATAGACAAACCTTCCAACACACCCATAAGAGGAGTATAAGAAGCTTCTGCACCAGCCCCGACTTCCGCATAGCCTAAAGACTTACATTTGTAAGTCAACAAATCTTGTGTAGCCATCTCGTCTAATTATTAAATAGTTATTTTATATTGATTATAAATGATTTAATATACATGAAGAACAGATTGTCGCTCTCATTATATATATCATCAGTTGACAATATACCGTCAGTTGAGATGTCGTATTTTTCTCCGGCTTTCTCAACTTCTGCATTTACAATGTCGGATATACTTGTTTCATACTTTTCCAGCAAGGTGGTATCAAGCCGACCTCTTGTCTTGGGAGGAATATACATCTCAACTGTCACGCGAACGCTCGCAAGAGCATTCAAGTTGAACTGGCTCTTATCCTTAATTTCTCCCAGACGGATAACCATGAAACCGCCAGCATTTATCTCCTCCTCCAACTTGGTAGGCATTTCCATCGGATAGATGTACTTTGTAACCTTATCTATGAAGAGAGAATAAACATATTGGTATATCGGCATTCGCCTTGCATCAATCACGCTCATGGGATTTGTTTACAAGGATATTCATATATTCTTGATGGTGTCCCCACTACACCTCTATTGATTACTTGATATAATCTTTCACCAATTACTTTTTCTTGAAACGGAACGCTCATATCCCTATTGTTTTAACAGTTGCCTTCCCTGCAAAATCTTCCTTAATATCGTCATATATGGTTGATAACACCTCAAACCTTCGTCTTGGATTTCCGGCATTTCCTCCTTCCAATATAGGAGCATAAGGCACTGTTGCTGCCAGCACCAAATCCCATCCTATATAAGTGGCAGGAGTATAGTTTGCCAAGAACTCGTCAGCAAGTTTTCTTCCATCTATCAGCTTGCCATGATACTTTGAGTTGTTAGTTGCCATCTGATACGGATATAAGTAGCCGCTCCCCTGCAAATTGCCTTGATAGAACACAGCCCAAATATAACTATCAGCCAAGTTGTAAGTCTGGTCGGTAAATCCGCTTTCAGAATATGCTTTCTTCAACAATTCGGGCGCATAGGCTATTAGTCGCTGGGTTTGCTCGCCAGCAAGTCTGTCAAACAGTTCTTGCCGAACCCTTTTCAAACCACTCAAATCAACTTTTACTTTTATCGCCATCCGCCTTTTCTATTTGCATATATAGTTATAGCACCTAACATCGAAGGTATGCTGTTATCAACTTGCATCTTAATTTGCTCTCCCATAACATCACATTCTATCCAATCCTCATTACGTACTGGATTGATGTACTTCCCGTCCTCTCCTTTTATCAAAGGAATAGAAACAACGTAGTCGCTTGTTTGAGCGGTCGAACCGGATTCAGCAACAGAAAGATTCACGTCCATTACTCCTTCGTAGACGGTATCTTCTTCATCGTCGCCCATAGAACTTTCGATGATTCTGTATATACGTCCCGAAAAAGGAAATTCTTCTATGTCACTGAATGAAATCATATCACATCTATAATTTTCAAGAGTTTAATCTTTGGACGAGCAGAGATAAGAACCTCGTAATTAGGGTCATTGTATCTCTTATATATGCCCAAAGCATAACTTATTTTATTACTCTGATAGATGTCCGTCTCTGACCCAACTGTACGCTGGAAGTTATTATGAGAGGCAGATTGAGATGCTGTACTTGAAGGGCTTAACAACACTGCGGTAAATATTATATCGGCAGTCATTAAATCCTTTTGCTCTTGGGTCAACGTCATAGCATCCTCGTTTACATCTGTGATGCCGCGGTCAAGAGCAATTCTCATAAATGTATTCTCCTCAAACGAATACCGACAAGATGAAGAAAGCCATTCAAGTATAGTCATATATAACCCTCCAAGTTTAAGAATCAGCAGTCAAAGTATCAACAACAATGTGTTCCATAAACTCGGTCAACACTGGCATATAACGACCGATAGCATCAGTATGATATGCCTTGTAGATACCGTTAGGAACTACCTTGTTGATAATATAAAACAAGTTATTCTGTGCAGAAGCGATTGAATAGTCAATCGTCTTGTTTGCTTCACGCTGCAACAAGATAACATCGGCAACATCAGAGTGAACAACACGACCAGCAAAGCCAATAGGACGCAGAACTGCTACGCCAGCCTTCCATCCTTGTACAGTCTTAATCGTTTTGATGTCTTGTACCACTTGTTCCTCTTTCACAATGCGGATAGGAGAAATCTTAGATACAGAAGAACGAGAATACTGAATAAGCTGCTCCCAAGAAATGATGTTAGTATCAATGCCAGAAGCACCATTAGTAACAACAATAACCTTATCGGGCGCATACAAGCGAATCCAACGGTTAACTTCTTCCTTGAAGTATTTGTTGTTCAGCAAGTGAGTGATAACCATGTCATACGGCAAATCCCATTCCATTGTACCAGTAAATCCAGTACGGTCACGGAAATCTTTCTCAATCTTTGCCATTTGTTCCGGAATGTTAGCTTCTGCGTTCGTCCATACTTCCTTACCAGCCTTAACAAAGTTTTCAGTAGGCACATACTTCGGGAACTCATGTACGACACCGGACATACCACGAGAATCAGCATTGCTGTACTGACCTCCCTTAGACAAAGCTTGTGCGGCAATGTTAGAAAGACGGTAGTTGTGTGTCTTAATCAAGTCAGCAACACCACGTACATAACCTTCCAACAAAGTAGCATTAGCTTCACCAAGTTCATTCAAGCGTGCTTTCAATTCCTCTTTTGAAAGAGAAGTTTCAAACAAGCCTTTACCGAACTGAGGGATAGTACCAGTTCTCTGTTCCCAGCCTTCGTTATCCATCTGAGCAACTTCACTCAACGGTGTCATTGCATCAGCCATCGGAACGGGGCGGCGAGTAACATTATAGATAGTATAAGCAGGGTCAAGCTTCGGGCGGCTCATGTCAATAGGGTACTTACCACCATCAACAGTGAAGTGTTCCTGCCAAAAGAACTGGTTTGCATCCATGACGATTTTCTCGTCAACGAGCGTCTGAATAAATGCGCTCGTACCGTCAGGGTTTACCAATCCTCTTTGATAGAGTTGGTTTACTAACTCGTCGGGATTAAATTGATATTTATATGCGTTTGCCATAATTCTACTCCTTTCCTTTAGATTTCAAATACACCTTCGATGTAGTTGCGGTTCTTAGCCAATACATACTTCGGAAGCGGTTGCATACGGTCAACAAATGCACGCTTTCCATAAACAGTGTTGATGTTGTGCTGAACATCAGTAACTCCCCAGCGACCATCAGTCGGAGCGAACTGTGTATCTGCTTCGATGAAGGTATTCGGGTTTTTAACCAACACAGTAGCGTCGGCAGCAGCAGCAGTTGCAACGTCACCATTGCTATTAGCAGCTTCAACCAAAATATCATCAGTAGTCAGAGCACCGATTGCAGTGTCAACAGTAAGAATAAACTGCTTATTCTCTTCATCGAACTCAACAGATGTAACCTTACCAGACTGTCCCGTAGTTTCAACTGTATCGGGAGCTTTCATAAGTACATTGCCTACTTCGGGAATGTGAGAATAGCCAGAACCATCTACATGTAAAGTAGTGTCTGTATCAGCAGTCGTAGCCTTTGCCACCTTAAACGTTTTCAGAAGGAAACCCGGTTTCCACAATCTGTATTCGTACAAGTCAGCCGCAAAAGCATAGCCAAAACCCTTATACGGGTTTGCAATGGTAGAGCCATAGAGGACGTTAGAACGTTCCTCGTGATTGGCGTCCTTCCACCATACGAACTTGCCACCTCTAAATTGTTTAGCGGAAGCAAAGAAGGTTTCTAAATTAAATTGTGCCATTTTCTTTTGTTATTTAAAGTTTGACGGGTTTTATGGCAGCAAGGTAATCTTCCATCGTTGTTTTCTTTCCGTCGGGAGATAATGGTGTAATATCACCAATAGAGCTTCTGAATATATCTTGATAATCTTTCAGCAGTCTTTCTGCCTCGGCATTAACATCAGCATCAATTGCGATATTCTGCTTACCAAGATAGTTACGAAAAGATTCATGTAAATCTTCCCTCACCTTAGACTTGGCTGTATCGTATATCTGATTGCGAACAGACTTCGTTTTCTCTTGCAATTCAAACTTTTCCAGCCTATCAAGTTTCTCTTTGTACTCGGCAGGCAACTCAAATTTCGGAGGCTCTTGATTGCCTTCATCATCATTACCTTTTTCAGCCTTTTTCTTCCATTCTTCAATCTGAGATTTATATTCAGCTTCCTTAGCTTCAAATCCCTTAGTCGCTTCTGAGAATGCGTTCTTTCTTGCATGTCCGCTACTTTCAACTGAAATATTCAATGCGGCTACTAAGCCAGCATCTTCAATCGGAGCATCCTTGTAAGCTTCTGCAAATTTCTCAGAGAACTTATCTCTGAATGTTTCACTCAAATCAAAATTACGTTCTTCGCAAATCTGATTAACTTTAGATAAAACTTCTTCTTTTTGTGCCATTGTTCGTCAATGATTTTATTATTTTGAACAAAAATAAATAGCTTTTTCATTACTCATACTGTGGTTATCGAAAAAGTAGCATATTTATTTTAAGGTATGTAGCTTGTTTTTCGATAAGTGGCATATATCGAAGCTTAGATTGCGTATTTTTGTAGAAAAATAAAGAACCATTATGAGCGAGAAAATACAGAAAGACAAAATTGTTAGTCCATTGCCGGGTTGCCAATATGAAGCCATCCGAAGCAATGCTGACTATGTTGTGCTTACTGGTAGTGGTGGTGGAGGAAAATCATTTACATTAGGTTATGCTCCAATTTCATATCTATATGAAAACCAAGGGGCAAAAGCTGTATGGTTCATGCGTAATGTTGGCGACTTTTTTGACGCTGGTAAAGTAGTGGATGGTCTTAAAGAAATATATCCGCTTATTGATAGACGTTTCAGAATACAACCAAGAGAACCTATTGGAGAAGTCATTAAGGTTCAAGACGATATGGGTGTGAAGTTTTTCAATAGCTCTGAAATTAAATTCCAGCAGTTAAATAATGAAAGTCCTACTGTAATAGATAAGATATTCAAAGGATTACAATTCAAGAAGGCTATCTTTGAGGAATGCAATAAATTTGAATGGAGGACTATTTCTACTTGTCAAACCCGTCTGCGTGCAAACACTAAGGGTAAAGCTCAAATATATCTTGCTCAAAATCCGGAACGTGAATGCTTCATACGTAAGCTATGTGGCTGTGGCAAGAATGGTGGTGGATGGATTGGAGATGATGGAAAACCCATTAAAGAAATGAATGGAGTTGTTCGGTTCTTCCACATTGTAAAGGGTAACTTGGATGAAGTCTATTGGGGAAATACTAAGGAAGAGGTTTATTCTAAATGCAAAGACATTATAGATAACCTTTTGCAGATTGACCCGGATATGTCTTATGAGGACTTTATTATGAGCATGGTATTCTTTACTTTTGATGTAAGAGATAACCAAGCCATGCTTAAAGCAAACAAGGGGTATCGTGCTATGGCTGCAACATCTGTGCTTGCAGATTCAATGTATGAACCTAATTGGAATTTCTCTATACAAGACGAAAAAGAAGAAGAGGAGGATAATCTTTCCGAAGTGACAGAGGATGATATTCTCAACATGTTTACTCATGTTTCTCCATGTAAGTGTAAGAAGGAGCGTATTACCGTGGATATGGCAACTACTGGGGAGGATAACTTTGTAATGAAGCATTGGGTAGGTTTCCATTGCGACGATATACAATATTGCATGAAAAACTCTAATCTTGAAGCTGTAAAGATGATTAAGCAGTTTATGGTTAAGCATGGATTGACTGATAAAGAGCTAATCATTGATGTGCAAGGTAACGGTTTCTTAAAAGAGATTTTCAATCTTGTATCAGCAAATGGTGGAGGTGTCGCATTCTCCGGAGCGATTGCCGCAACTGCTAAGGGAAAGAAACTGTATGAAAGGTTTAAAGATGAAGCTGCACACCTTGCTACCCAAATGATAAAGGCTGGATTGATAACCTATGACAGACAGCTTGCTAAAATGAGATATACACATCAGAAGCTAAAGCGTGAAGGCTCTACTACTGTCTTAAAGCAAATGCAATTTGAGAGTAGAATATTCAAATTTAAACGCTTGCCTTCGGGAAGAATACAGTTTGAAGGAAAGAAGGAACAACATGCTCTGATAAAAGGCTTTTCTCCCGACCTTACAGACAATATCATTATGCTTTGTGGGGGATTGTGTTATGACTGTTATAGGGAATTGGCTGGTGCTACTGGTGGAGAATTGAGAAGGAAATTATCTCTTGAAGATATAATGAACCAAGTAAATGGTACTGCACAACCAACAAGGGAAAGAGGAAAGATTACTAATTCAGATAAGATATTGAAAATTTTAAGCAGCATATAAAAATGATAACGAGAAAAAACATTGATTGGTATTTGTCAAAACCAACGCGGCTGTTGTTGAAGAAGCCTTTTACAAGAGGTGGAAAATTTCAGTCGTGCAAAACTTATATTGGTGATGTTACACTTAACCAAAAATCAACTGCCCAGTTGAGCGATTTGACATTGCAAGAGGTTTCACAAGACCTCTATCTGAGAGAGTACGACCCTTCTCTACACAATATAAAGTATAATAATTCAATTCCTAAGATTGCAGTCAGAGTTGGAGATACTGATATAGTCATAGATGAACTTGTGCTGACAGTTTCTTTGCAAAAGAATATTCATGCGGCACATGTTCTTCATCTCACTGCTAATCCTATTTCTTTTACTCTCTGTAATATAGAGAAGAACGATACCATCAGTAAGAAGTTTCAGAACTTCAAGCTGGAATGGAACATGAGGAATATGGAGCAAATCAAGTACGAACTAATATCCAAGCAGAAGAAGGTTGGCGATGCTGGCGTACTATTCAAATTTGACCCTATAAAGAAAAAGGGAACAGTTAAAGTCTATTCCTATGATGATGGATATTCTGTCATACCCAACTACAATGAATATGGAGAAGAAATTTCACGCTCCTTATTTTATAAGATAGATGATTTGACAGAAGTCATTGATACATTCGATGATAAGTACCTTTATCGTTCAATACGAAGCAAAGAAGGAGAACCTACCAATAATGGATGGGTTACTGAAAGGATTCTTCATGGGTTTAGCCGTAATCCTCTTGTCTACCATAGAGGCAAAGTAGCTTGGGAATATTCTCAAAGTATAATTGAGATAATTGAATTGCTTACAAATATACATGCTGTGACATTAAAGCGGTTTGGTACTTGGGGATTAGTTTTAAAAGGGGAAATGAATGAAGACAGTTTCAAGCGAGATAACGGCACATTAGTTATCAATCTCCCGGCAGACGAAGGTTCAAGCTACAAGACAGAAGCAAAGACGTTGGAGTTTCCAGAGCCGGAAAGTATGATTGCTTATCTGGAATATTTGCTGGAACAAGTTTCAATTGCTTCATCTGTCAGCTTTATCACTCCAAAGGATATCACTAATACTGGAAGCGGTGGCAACGGTATTGCATTGTCTATGCGTAATGATATTGCGTTGGCTACTCAAAGTGTTGCTGATTGGTCTGATTCTATCAATGAGATAACCTATCTCTTCCAAGAGATGTTAGGATTGGAAGAAGACCAGACTAATGCTTATACAGATTTGAAGATTAAAGCCAAGCTGAATATTTGGAGCATGGAAACCAACAATACTAAGATTACCAACTTAGCTATGGAATCTAAATGGATTTCCCGACAAACATTGATTGAAGAATCTCCGTCTTCTGCACCGGATGAACTTGACCGAGTAGAAAGAGAGAAGAAGCAAGAAGAAGAAGATGCTATCAAGCAAGCTGAAAAAGCTGAACGGATAAGCAAGAACAACAATACAGAGATTATCGAAACTCCTAATAAAACTACTTACAGTAGCAACGTTTAAAATAATAATATCATGGATTGGACGCAGATTTTAGTATCAATACTTGGAGGGGGGGGGTTCTTAGGTGGAATAGTTTCACTTGTAAACATGAAACCCTCTCGCAAGAAAGCGATGGCAGAGGCTCGGACAGTTGAGATTACCAACCTTGAAAAGTCAATATCAATAATGGAAAAAAGCTACAGTAACATACAAACGTATGTGAACAAGGAAGTAACCCGTATTGAAAATGACCTTTCAGAACTGAAAAAGAAGTATGAAGAAAAAGTTATCTCTATACGGCAGGCGTACATTTGCAAAGTGCCAAGCGAAGAATGTCCCGTGCTGTTAAAGCAAGCAAAGTTTGATATGGCACATGAATGCGATGAATGTAGAGGTTGTGAAAAAAATGAAAAGAAGGAGGACTGAAAATGAATATAAAGAACTATTTTAATATCAAAGAGCTTGTATGCAAGCATGTATATAACAAGTTTGGAGAAATGGCTTGGACGTTTTTTGACCCACGATTGCTTGAAACAATATGCGTCATACGAGAAAAGCTTGGTAAGCCTATAACTGTCAATACTTGGCATTCGGGAGGAGGTCTAACGCAAAGAGGACTTCGTTGTAATGTATGCCAATTAGTAGCTGAAAAGACCCGATTGGAGAAGGTATATGTATCTGCACATCTGCAAGGAACTGCACTGGACTTTGATGTGAAGGGAATGACCGCCTTGGAAGTTCGTAATTGGATTAAGGCAAATCAGATACTTCTTCCTTATCCGGTACGCTTGGAACAAGATGTCACTTGGGTACACTTAGATGTACGTACTGATGGAAGTAATGGCAAAGTAACCTATTTCAAAGGATGAAAAAGGTTCTTCTCCTAATAATCCTTTTGCCTCTTTTGTTTTCATGCCGAACTGCAAAAGACTTGGAGAAAAATACAGAAATAAAAGAGATTATCAAAGAACGGCATGACACTTTAACAGTACACACAAGAGATAGTATCTATTTTTCTGTTATTCAAAAAGGCGATACTGTTTTTAATACTAAGTATATTGAAAAAATCAAGTACATAGACAGAACAGTCATACAGAACGATACTATATATCAAGAGAAAGAAGTCATTAAGGAGAAAGAAGTCATTAAGAAGCATGTTCCATCATGGTGCTGGTGGCTTTTACTAATTAATGCAGCAATCATAGGAATAATCGGAATTAGGCACTTATATACAAAGTAATAATTAATAAAGTAAACGTTTGATTTTTAGTTTATAATATCTTATCTTTGTACTAAATCAAAAGCAATAGCATGTTGAAAGCCTATAAATATAGATTGAAGCCTACTAAGGAACAGAAGATATTCTTTGAGAAATCCTTTGGATGTGTACGCTTTATCTATAATTGGGCTTTGGCAAAGCGGATAGAAGCCTATCAGAACGAAGGGAAACGAATAAATGCGGTTGAACTATGCAAGATGCTTACCGACTTGAAGAAAGCGGAAGGCATGGAGTGGCTGAAAGAAGTAAGCAACGAATGCTTGCAGCAGTCAATCCGGAACTTGGATAGTGCATTTACAAGATTCTTTCGTGAGAAGAAAGGGTTTCCTAAATTCAAATCCAAGCACAAAAGCAGAGCAGTATATAAGGCTATCAACTCTGTAGAAGTAGACTTGGATAACAACCGGATTAAACTTCCTAAAATCGGATGGGTAAAACTGTCTGAGAATAGAAAGTTTGAAGGAGATGTAAGGTCTGTCACGGTATCTAAAACCAAGACAGATAAATACTATGTTAGTGTATTGGTAGAGGATGGGAAAGAACTTCCATCCAAAGAACCGATAACTTATGAGGGTACAATCGGGATAGATGTAGGAATAAAGGACTTTGCAGTATGTTCCAATGGGGACGTATTTCAAAACCCTAAATATCTTGAAAAAGCTACTGACCGATTGAATATAATCCAAAAGCGTTTCAGTAAATCCAAGAAGGGAGGAAACAGATATGAAAGACTTAGAAAGCAGTTAGCAAGACAATACGAGAAAGTAACCAACCAACGGACAGACTTCTTACACAAAGTAAGTACAAAGCTCGTTCGCGAAAACCAAGCGATAATCATAGAGGACTTGAACATTAGCGGCATGATGAAAAATCACAAGCTTGCACGTTCAATAGGCTCTGTTGGTTGGGCTACTTTCTTCTCCATGCTTGAATACAAGTGTGAATGGTACGGGAAGACTTTAATTCGCATAGGTCGCTTTGAACCGTCTTCAAAGATGTGCGAGTGCGGATATATAAATAGAGAACTTAAACTTTCCGACCGTAAGTGGACTTGTCCCAAGTGTGGAACTGTGAATGACAGAGATTTACTTGCAGCCCGAAACATTAAACGCTTCGGACTACAAGCACAGAATTTATTAACCCAACCGATGGCGCATCGGGGATTGGACGGTGAGAACCCAACTATGGACGACCGGGGCACAAGCTCCCTAAGAAGTAGCGGTTCGATGAAACGTCAAATTATTCAAGTGTAAGCTTGGATATAAGCACCTACTACGTAAAATGGCGAACGAAGTAAACCCTATACTGAATATATACAATGAAGATGGCACTCCCTTCCACGACATCAGTTTGAGAAAACACACTTTCTCAACTATTGTTATGTCGTTAAATGACAAGATAGAAGGAGAGTTTTATTATAAAGACAATTCACTTTCGTTTACTCTGCAAGAATATGTAGAGTATAAAGGAATAAAGTACATTCTTAAAAATCCTCCCGTAGTTGTTAGAAAAGGAATGACTTCGGAAAACAGCGAGGCAAAGGGAATGACTAAATATAGTTGTACTTTCTACCATGAAATGATTGAATTGTACAACATTCCCTTTACTGACATTGCTATTAGTAGCAGTGAGGAAAGTTATCGTAGCGAAAAACGGACTTTCTCGTGGATTGGTACATTAAGCATGTTCGTTCAAAAAATCAACTCATGTCTTGTCGGAACTAAATGGACTTGCAAGTTACAGCCAACATTTGTAGATGATGGGACAATGAGTGATGTGTTATCATTCAGTAATCAATTTATTTCAGACGTTTGCAAGACTGCATACGAAACATGGAAAGTTCCATTTGTAGTTGATGGATATACTATTTGGTTTGGCAAGCCATCTAAGGAAATACTTGACAATGAAAACAAGCCATACATATTCAAATTCGGACAAGGTGTAGGACTAAAAAACAATGATTGCACACCAAAGAATAATAAGGTCATTACTCGTATTGCTGGATATGGTAGCAACATTAATATTCCGTATGGCTATCCTATAATTACAGATGCAGACGGAAATCGCATTGAGCACCCATATACTCGTGACACGTTAATGCCATCAGTATATGTAGAGGCAGTTAGAAATAAAGTCTTGTTTGGTTCTAAAGACCCTCTTATTGACTACTATGACGCAGATAGCAGCTATCCTACTCCTATCAATCCTCTTGCACCAGTATTCCATATCCAAGAATTTTCCAGCATACGACCTACTATTGAAGGTATGACATACAAGGAACAAGCTATTGACTTGTTCAAAGAAGTAATAGTACCAGAAGGTGGCTGGGATGATTATATTGACCCCGAAACGGGAGAGGTTAGACAGTCGTATTTTGATGTGACGCTTTATCCTCTTGGCTTTGACTTATATGCACAAGCAGCAGTTACAAGCGGAATGACCTTCTCCATGAAGTCTGGTGACACATTAGGAGCTAACTACGAGGTAGCCGTAGATTGGGAAGATGTAAAAAAGAACTTCTATGTAACTGATGAAGCTGGAAACATTGTATTCAAACCAAATGGAGAACAGAGGGACTATGCTAAATATCCAGACAGTACAGACCAAGCTATTACTATTAAACTGACAAAGGACTTAGATACATTTGGTACGATAATGCCAAGCAAGTTCCAGCAAGTTAAAACTGGCGACAAGTTTGTCATATTGCACATTGAAATGCCACAAGCATATATAGACAAGGCACAAGAACGTTTGGACGTCGCCATGAAAAGATATATGCTTGAAAATAATATGCCTTTGTATGACTATCCTTTGAGCTTCGACGAACACTTCTTGGAAACAAACCAAGCAATTCTTGCGCAGATTAAGCCTAATACTATTGTCAGATTCTTGTATAAAGACAATGAGGACGCTATGGAATTATCCGTAAAGGAAATGTCAATCCAATATGGTACAAATCCCCTTCCTACTTATAATATTACCTTAACGGACGAAGTGTCTATTGTACTGAATCAGATAGGACAGATAGCTGATGGACTTAGCAAGTTAGGAAGCCAAGTAGCACAGTTACAAGCTATTTATGGACTTGACATTGTAGGCGAACTGAACAAAAAACTCAGCAGAGTTAAAGATGATACCGCACAAGGAATGATAACTTTCTTGCGTGGATTGAAAGTCGGTAGCTATGTGACCGGAAGTACGGGCGGTATATTCTATGCAGATACAGACGGAAAATCACATGCAGAGCTTGATTATCTGACAGTAAGAATGAAAGCCATGTTCTATGCTTTGGAGATTATCAAGACCGGAGTTATCGGAGGTCGTCAAATGATTACTCCCGGTGGTGCAATCGAATGTATCAAGATAGAAGATAGAAATGATATACTTGACGAAGAAGGTAACAAGACTGGCGAAAACATTTGGGACTACTGGCGATGCTATTTCTATCAAGATGATGGCACAGAAGCGTTAGATAATCGTTTCCGCGCTGGGGATATGGCTTTAGCACAAGACTTCAATATTAAGGAGGGAGTTTATGAGAATGTGTCAAATCATTACTTTTGGCGTTTAGTCGTAAACGTAGGAACTAATTACATTGACATCTCAAAAACTGATGCTGATGCAGCCAGTGATGCACCACGAGTAGGAGATACCATTTGCCAATTAGGTAATAAGACCTTTGTTGATGCAAATGGTGTTACTCATGTAGAGGACAAGACAAGACAGAATGCAATTATCTTTAGTGCAGTTGACACTTTCTCACCAAGTATGACTTTATATGCTGGCATAAACAGCTATTCATACCTCAACAAAGAGTATGTGTCCTATGGTGTTGATAAGACCACAAATCTCGCTTATATGAACGTCTATGGCAACTCTTATATCGGAGCAAGAGATAAGAGCAGCTATATGAAGTTTGATACGGTAACTGGTGTTGAGATAAAAGGTAAACTTGTAACTAAATCCGGCAAAGACGTTGAGGAAACATTCAACAGCTTTCAAGACCAGATAGATGGAGTAAAGGAAACTTGGTACGGAGAATATACACCAACTCTTACTAATCAGCCAGCAGTTGATTGGAACACAGAAGCTTTGAAAAAACGGCATGAAGGTGATGTATTTACCAATATCCAAGAATATGTCGATGATGAAACTACTCCCGATGCAGGCAAATCATGGAGATGGGTAAAGACGGGAGATACATGGGGATGGAAGCAGATTGCAGATAATGACACTTCAAAGGCTTATCTTGAAGCAGCTAAAGCGCAAAAGGCAGCAGAAGAAGCTAAGAAAGAAGCCAATGACGCAAAGCAGACTGTAACCAATATGAAAGACTTCACAGACGAAGCCTTTAAAGACGGTATTGTTGACAGACAAGAAGCTGCTGCGATTGAGAAATATTTGAACTCAATTAAATCAATACAGAAGAGCGTAGCGGAATCTTATTCTAAGGTTTATGCTAATCCTTTATTGTCCGGTACTGCTAAGGTAGAACTAAAAACCGCTTATGATGGATTTAATGTGGCAACTACCGAGCTTATTACTGCTATTGATGATGCCATAGCTGACGGAGTAGCTACCTCAACGGAAGTCGCTTTGGTAGATGGTAGGTACGACACCTTCAATACCAAATATGGAGATTTTATAGCTTATTTGAATGCAGCCAACAACTTTATCCAAGACAAAATAAACACTTCGGCAGAAGATGCAAAGAAAGCTGCGGAAGAGGCTCAAAAGGCGGCAGATGCAGCCAAAGCAGAAGCGGAAGCAGCAAAGCAAAGATTGGATAAGTGGGCAGAAGATGGGGTTATATCTCCTACTGAAAAGCAAGCTATTAAAGACGAAATAGTTCGTATAGACGCTGACAAGACTAATATTACAGCAGGATATACTTTGTATTCATTGGGTAGCCCTACGGGTTATCTAAATGCTCATAGCAATTATCGTGCAGTGTTGGTTACATTGTCGGCTTCTACTCCCGAAAATATAACCATACCTTCTGACTTCGCTTCAAAGCAATCTGCATACTACAACCAACGAACAGCAGCTTTGAATGCTATCAGTGATGCAGCTAAAGCAGCAGTAGATACAGTTAAAAAAGATTTGGCTGGTTATGAATATCTAAAGAAAGCGTGGAAAGAGAGTACCACAATCGAAGGTGGTGTTATTCAGAATGCGTTAAACATGCTGGGATATACTGACCCGGTAGCTGGATTTAAAGTAATGTCCGGTATGAATGGTGTCTATGATGCTACTAAGGTCGGTGGAGGTATTGCTTCTTGGTATGGAGGTTCTATGAAGGATAGAGCAGATTATACAGAAGCAAACATGCCATCAGATGTAGCAAAGGCTATCATTCGTATGGATGGCTCTGGCTACCTTGCAAGCGGTGCTGTATGGTGGGGGACTGATGGTGTTTTCCATGCTGACCCACAATCATTCATCATCAAAGAAAATCAGCTTGGCGACTATGTTTCTCTATTCCAGATTGTATATCGTTCTGGAACTCCGAAGACTATTAGCTACATGATACCACAATATCCAATGCAGAAATTGACAGTTTCCGACTACATCGAAATAGGAACAACTGGGTATCGCATTGGAGTGGATAGTGCCAATAATGCTATTAAAGTCTACAAAGAAGATGGCTCGGCTGTTAACTTCTACGCAAGCGGTGCTGTATCTGCAAAAGGTATCAGTTCCGGTAGTGGCGGTGGAGGAGGCGGTCTTATTGACACCGTTTATGGATATTCAAGTTTAGGTGGCACTTTTGCTGATTCAACATTATCAGACACCTTTAACGCATACACTATCAACAAGTTGGCAAGTAGAATTACTGAACTTGAAAAGAATGGTGGTGGAGGTACTGGCATTGCTGGTATCAAAGTTAACGACCAAACTTATGTGCCGGATGCAAACAAGTATATCACTTTGCCGGACTATCCGACTATAACCGCAGCAAAGAACTTAGAAACATATTCTGCCATAACTTCTGCGGCAGTAGATACAATAGCTACATTTACAGCATCTAAGACATCTGTATGGGAGGCAAATGGTACTGCATATGGAACTACTGGTGCTAATGATACTGTATTAAACATTGGTTCTGCGGCAAATAGGTTATTCCAATTAAGAGCAGCCTATAATTCTGATGATTTTTACCTTAGAGGTGTTGGTGCAAGTTCTTTCAGAACTTGGTATAAAATATGGCACGCAGGAAATTTGAATCCATCTAAAATAACATATTTAGGTTATAAATCGGATTACCAATGGGTTGTTATTTTATTATGGAGAGATGCGCAAATACATATGTTACATAGAATCAATGGTAAATTATATACCGAAAGTAATGGTTTAGCCCGTTATCAATATGCAGAAATTGACTTGTTTTTTTCAAGATGGTCTACTTCTGATTATGAGTTTTATGGCAATTTTGATACAGCAGGAATAGGAAGTGATTGGTCTTTAGTAACTTGTACATATAATGGTGAAAAATGGTGGGCTTTAAGACATACAAATACACAAGCTGTTAGTATGTACTTTATGGGTTCAGCATTAAACATTAATTTCAGTAAAGTGCATTACTATACTTCCAATACTGGTACAGTTGTAAATTCAGAAGTAAACAGTTCAATTGCAAGCAAAGGGGATAGTATTAGTGTACGAAGTGTAAATGGAAGCCCATATGCCCTTCAAAAAGACATAAACGCTTTATCCAGCGTATATGTGAAGAAGGC